AATTGGTTGCGGGGGTTGGATTTGAACCAACGACCTGGAGGGTATGAACCTCCCGTGCTACCAAGCTGCACTACCCCGCGTCAAAGTAAGTGGATGATAGTAAGTTATGGAAATGAAGTCAAGGAATCAATTGGGTTGAACTGTTAAACGTTCTTGGTTATATTCAGGTTGATAATTTGTGTAAACTTATTGTCGTTTCTTAATTATATTGTTTCATCCCGCCCTTTAAGAACGTTTGCAGGCGGGTTTTTTTTATTGCGGGTATTGAAGATAAGTGTTATTGTTCTTGTGCCTAAAAAGGCAAAATTAGTTATTATTTTAACGTAAAGTTCATCCCGCTGGTGTAGTCAACTAAGTTCAAAAGCGGGTTTTTTTTATTGCGTGCAATGTGATGTGATGGTATTGTTCTTATGCCTTCGGGCAAGCTTTTAGATATTTATAAATTTTATTATTCTTTGGAAAAATGCATCCCGCCACCCTCTCAGGGGCGGGTTTTTTTATTGATAGAATGAAAGTGAAATGGTAATGAGTGGGTGGAATTTATGATAATTCCTTTATTTTAAAGTCATCACCCGCCGTTCATTCATAACTTTGTAGGCGGGTTTTTTTATTCCCATTATCGACCTACGCTGCTGGCGCACTTTAGTATTGATTCATACACAGATGCATGAGATATAGGCATATTACATGTGAATATTCATTGGGCTAAAATTAGGCAACAATTGTTGTCCTAAATCGATTTTGTGGTTGTTTTGGTGGAAGAAAACTTATCAAAAAGAATGTGTTTCGCGAAAGCATCTCAATAAACATGCGGGTTTTTCGTGTGTTGCAAGATGGCAACAAAAGTAAAAATAATTAATATTTCTATATGATGGCGTGATTTTATTGTTGACTCACTAATTTTAAAGAGTTATATTTAGGATGTAATCAATAGAAAGGTAACCGTATCATGAAGAATCAAGTTCAAGACAAGTTCTTACAAGAAAATTTTTTGCATCGTATCGAAATATTTTCTATTAAACCTTATGTTAATTCTGATAGTTCGTCTGAGGGAAATGATCACGATAAGTACTTACTATCTTACAAGTACCGTAACCCCTTTTATAAAGACAATTATTTTTTTAATGCGTTGTTGAATAAATCTAATCTTGAATTCGAAACTGCATTTGAATTGCAAAGCTTCATCGAGTATATTTCAAAACATTTTTATCACAACTGTAGTACTGAGGAATTTGCTTTTAGCAAGGATGGTAAAGTTATACTAGATAGTCAGCATAAGCTTTACATAACAATAAAGTGCAACGAGCTAAACTCAATGAAGTTTGGCGATTGTTTGAATAAGTTTTTTCATATTCGTGACGACGCTGTAACACTTTCGATCAGCCCTCGTTATTGTTACAAGCCTTTATAACCAACGGATAGGAGATTTATTATGAGATTTGGAATCAAAAGAAACCCAGTAGAGATTGTTGTAAAAATTGAATCAATCACACAGACGCATTTGTCCTCGCTAGTTTATGGCGAGGTATCAGAGAAAGCGTTTAATGTAGTCAATCTTTCGTACTACGCCCCCAACTCAATTGTACGCAACGAATACACAGTGCTTGCACCTGCTAATGAAACTGCTACATGGCTTGCAATGGATTTGTACGGATTGCTTCATGGAATGTCTGCCAATCACGATGGTGATTTTGACTATGAAGATTGGTTGTTGTTTGAGGGTGACAAAAGCTTGATAGCTAATGGGTTTAAGTTGCTAATCATCAATGAATGCGAGCATATAAACTTTGATTTGTTTGCTGAACAGTTGAAGGAACATATCGCTTGTGAAAATCTAGTGTTAATACAGACAACTGAAGCTGCATAACCAACGGAAGGGAGAAGTATTATGACGATTAGACCGCCAGTGAAGTACCTTCATCGCATTAAAATATTGAAGATAAAGCCGTATACTTACCTTGGCTTTAAACCAGCAGAACAAACTGCTAATAAATGTTTGGTAGAATATGAATACACAGACCCTTTGTATAATGATACTTACGGTTATTCTATCTTGGTAAAGAAAGATAATATTGAATTAGGTGTAGCAAGGGATATGCGAAACTGTATCGAGGGTGTTTCTTATAGCGATGAATTTGTAACTTATAATAATGATAAGCTTGTTTTTGGTAGCGATCATAAGCTTTGGATAGGAATTAAAGCTAAGCCACTTAATGCAATAGTTTTTGGTGACTTAATAGAAGAGTTGTTTTGTGTTGAAGATGACGCTGTAACAATTTCTATCACCCCTGATTATTATTATAAACCCTTATAACCAACGGAAAGGATAAATATTATGACAAATAAAGCATCGAAAAAAGATTTGCGAAAGATGTCAATCACTCTAGATCTTAAGAATGGCGATAATTCCAATGAAGTTATTGTTTGGATACACACCGAGGGTTTGCAAAGTGGGTGCAATGGTAGTAATAGGAGTCATGAGGAGACCAGGAATAAATACGTTATTGAGGATATCTCTTTTAGGATTGATAAGGATTGCGGAGCAGGTGAATTTTGCAAGAAGCTAATGGATGCAATAGTTCCTGTGTTATCCGAAAACATATACCCTTATGGCTTAAGGTATATGCTGGACTCTGAGCTTAAACGAATTAAGTTTTTCGCTCACTGGCGTATAAAGCCTGAATTTTTATTTGAGTTAATCAGCTATTTTTCAGTTAGATCTTCAGAGCTTAAACATGTAGAAAGAGACTTTGCGTATCCATGGGTACTCAAGGTGACGAATTAACCAACGAATAGGAGAATTATTATGACATTTGATGTAAAGGTAACGATAGAATCTGTAAAGGATGCGGTGCATTCAGAAGAATGGGTAAAATGGTGTGAAGTTAGTGGCAATATTAAAATATTTGAGGAGGGTATTAACAATAGGTTTGCTTTTGATGTTAACCAAGAGTTTCTTAATCAAGGCATAACCCAGGGTATTTGTACATTGTTAACAGAATTATCAACGAGAAGTTATTTGCAATCGGGCATAGATTGGTTTGCTTACAACTATAAGGTTGGTGCTGATACTAAGTACACAATTCCCAACGAAGCATTTTTAGAGATTGAAATAGATACTCAAGACATAGATTTTTCATCCTTTGCCCAAGAATTCTTTAAGAAGGTTAGGCTTTTTAATCTAAGCGTTCATGTATCTGATGAAGTGCAGGTAAAGAATATGGAAGATTGTTTTTACAAACCAATCATAGTGAACGCAAGGGGGTAGTTATGGAATACAGCACACTAAATATGAAACTCAGCACATTAAAGTGGGTAAATGCTGACCTAGAAGGGCTTGAGGAATCGGAAAGCGATGGCTATAGGATTCGTCTTAAGATCGAAGGGATAACCGAGTACACGGGTTTAATCTCAAAGGCTTTGCTGTATAAAGAAATAGTCAATGAATTAGCGATTTGTTTGTATCATTTTATACTAAAGAATGAAGATTTGTGGGCTAAATGGGAATTCTTTTACTTAGACCTTGGGGGGTATAAATTTTATCAGCAAATAGGGCTTGTTTTTAAAAATTACATTCAAGAAATCAATTCTTTAGAATTATTTTTGGAATGCGCACGTCACGTTAATAGAGGGGATAGCCCTGGAATCAAAGCTATGACTGTAATTGATGAAACGACTAAACAATAGAAAGGATAGATTATGACTAAACTTACCGATGAAGAAAGGGTATTTGTGGAATATTGGGATAAAATCAAAGACCATCCCGATATTAAAAATAGAGGGCTCAAAACTCCATTTCCAGATAAGTATTTTGTATTTTTTAAAGATACTATTTTAGACGACAGGGGGTACGAAGTCTCTGCTGGTAAACATTATAGCTTTAAAAAAATTGTAGACGTTTTAATTGATAAGAAAAACAACATACCAGATTATCTCTTTGAAGACAACCTAGGTAGAGTAAGATACTCATATAAAGTATTAACTGAAGGTGATTTTAAAGCAAAGCTTATGACTCATGGGGCGCGAAATCAGAACGTTCTTTGGAGTAACGAATGTTTATTTTATTATTTTTCGAACGAAGGTCATCGTACTAAGTTCAGACAAAGATATTTGCACGTTAATAAAGCTGGCGAATGGAGTCTGGTATTTTTGCCAGATGTTTATGAAAAATATAAAACGGATTGGGAAAGATATCGTGCATGGTTTTTTAATTCTAGGAAAATTAAATATTTTAATGTAACTAATTGGTGGGAAAAAATTTGTAAAAAAAATGAACCACTTTATGATTTAGTATCAAAATGTGATCCGCTTGCTTTTCTTGAGTCGTTCTTATATGAAAAAAACCCTAACGCAAATCTAAAATCAAGCAAAGATGATAGGCTTGAATTTGCTAAACATATTGAAGAAAAACTTAGAATTATGCAGACGAAGGATACTCAACCGATTGAGTATCGCTTAGCTTGCGTAATAGCCGAAAATAATCCAGAAGCTTTTGATGTAGAATCGAATGAAGAAGGGTTAAAAGTGTTTAAGATTAAGACGGGATTGCAATTTTATATGGGGCAATGCAATAAAAAGAAAATAAGCTTTGAAAAATTGAGGGAATATATTTCAGGTGAATTATATTTTTGCCCATCAAATCTTAAGTAATGAAAACAAACCAACCAAAACATAGGAGAAAATTATGACTACAGAAACTACAAAACCAAACCTTTATACGATCGATGTTAAGTTAGACTTTCCAGAAGTCGTGGATGAGTTAGAAACTGAACTTAGCTATACAATTGAAGTAACAACACCCTCTAAAAGGTTTTCGTTTGAGGATGTCGTTAAATCTGAATCGCTTTATTACGATGCGGATGGTGATTTTTATGATGATTTATACGAACAGCTTGGAGGGGGTATTCGGAAAGCTAAAGAGATGGCAGACGCAACGGGTGCAGAGCTTCGACACATGAAAGTTTACTTTCATTGGAAGGGTATAGAATCGCCACAAATATGGAATATGTTTGCTGGATTTTGGAATTATGTACAATATGTTGGCGAGCTATCGGAAGAAAGTGCATCAACTGGGTTTATGTATATTTCCGATAACTACCCATTAATTATTGATCGTGCAAGCGGCAGCTATGTTTATGCTGATAGCCACTACAAACCAACGGAGGACTAAAATATATGAATGATACGCTGTCAAAAGCCGAGCTCCAAAAGGAGCTTGGTTGCGAGCCAGAAAAAAAACAACCTTTGACAAAGGAGCTTTATACTCTCGTTGTCGAAATTGGAGATCCTAAAGTAATCTGTGAAGATAAAGACAGTATGTTTATGAATATCTATAATGTTGAATTGCAGAGGTGGGTTTACGATGGTGAAGGTATGGAAGTCTATGATGAGTATGATTGGACTGAATATCCTGTTTACGAACCACGCATAACTCCTTATACCCTTTCGCCACTCCAATTCTTTTTTGGGATAAAGAATTTTTTAATACCCGATGAAAGCGATTCTTTTAGCTGGGGTGGGATGTATAAAATTGAGGATTGTGTGTACTATATGGTAATAAAGTTTTCACCTGCGGAGGGTCGCGAAAGACTGATAGAGCGACTCATAAATTCTAAGTATAAACTCTTTGTAAAAGGAAATCCAAAATCATTGGATAACGAAAAAGATAGCTATTATTTTTCAGATAAATTTGACCTTGAAGAAGCTTGGGATAGCGAAAACAACTGTTGGAAATGAGGATATGAGCCATGCAGAATACTGTTTATTATACGATAACTTTAAAACATGTGGTTGAAGCTAATTGCAACAACATAGAAACTGGAAAAACTTATTCCAAAGTTAGTAATGATTATATATCGGTTAAGATAGAAACCTGTGATCCTATGTATACGGAACATATGCCTGAATGCGGATATGCATTAAGGGTTGACGAACTTTTGCCGCTCAATATAGCTAAGTTGTTTTTGGATATAGATTCAGAAAGCTACACAGCCCCAAAGGATGATAACTGGAGCATAGATGAGAATGGGCAGGAAATTTTCTATATGCCAGAACATTTTAGAATAATCATCGAAAACCAGCTAGCAGAAGGATTTGATGGGATTGATGTTGAAAAACTTTACAACGCGTTTCGACATAGGCAGCCACTGGAGGAGGAATAACATGCAAGAAAAGGATGTTTACTTAAAGATAGAAATAAGTCAGGGATTTTCCCCAGATGATAAGGAATTGTACAGCGATTCGCACCTTTGGGTAGAATTTTATATACAAAAATTCAATTTGCCAAAGAAAGAATTGCCTAAAAAACTTATACATCAACTATGGGAAAACTACCTTTTGCATGAGGACAACCCTGAGGAATGGTTGGCGCATGATATAGCGGACTTTTTGGGGGATTACTTGGAAGAAGACCCTAAGATATGCTCTCGCTATTTGATAAAACCAAACGTTAGATTGTTTTTTTATAATTATCTTAGGCATGATTACATGCGGTTTTCAGGAGACAAGTTCCTTTGGAGTTTTAACAAAAAATGTGACACCGAAGAGGAGGCATTGCAAAAGATTCGCTTATATATTGATTAGTAATAATAAAAAGGACTTACCATGTCGGATGAAAAAAGACTAATAAAGATGACGATATTACATAATATTACAGTAGATAATGGTTATGAGGGTGAGGAAGGACAAACTTTTGAAGATTACAAAATAAAAGGTAATTTATTAATAAGTCGCCCTTTCGAATCAGCTCCCAAAGATGATAGGAAACTTTTAATTAAAATTTATGCGTACGCCTATAAGGAAGAGGGATGGACATTAGAGGGATGGTCGGGAAAAATAATAGAAGAGGTGGTGTTAAGAAAATTGGAGTTTGAATGGGAGGTAGACAAACGAATGTGTGAACCGCACAAGTGGTTGGCTGAAATTGTTCGTGATTTTTTGGGCGATAACATTTGTGTCAAAAGTTGGAGAGTGGAATATTTTGGGTCGATTGGAACATTTTTGTCGAACGTGGATTTTACATTTGAAAACGAGCTTGAAATGTTTGTTGACTCCTTTGATTTTTTAAGGTTTTGCAACTGTTTTAAAAAAATAGATGAGAAGCTGACGAAGCAATATGTAAGGAGGTACAGGATTGGATAAAGAGAGTTTTATTTTGTTTTGCAAGGCACTCCTTGCAGATCAAGAAATAAGATACGATCACATAGATTGGGAAAAGTTTTACGAAGATTTTAAATCGGAAAGGTGGAAAAAAGATGACAAGAAGACGTGATGCGGCAGAGATAACTAAGCAAACGCATGAATTTAGAGAGTTTTTAGTGCGGGGAGGGGTTGAAAAAGCTTTTGATATCCCGCCCAAGATTGAGAAAATTTTTAAGGATGCGTACTTTGCATTAAAAAAACAATCTTATACCGATCAGTATTGGTCGGTAGTGATTGGGGAATGGAAAATGGTATTAGAGTTTTTGCTTGAGGAGGAGACTCGCAGCCGAAGCAAAGGCTATAAAACAGTTTTTTTTAAACAAGCACACAAGTATCTTATGAATATGAAGGGTGGTCGTTGTGGAGATTCTGAATATGCCTCCTCATTGCAAATTGATGAAGAGCGTAGGGAGTTTCGCGAATTTTTACAAGGTCGCGGTATTAGCTCTTTTTTCGCCATACCCGATGATTTTTTGGAAATACTTTGCACGGCTTTTCATGAGATTAGATATGACGTTTGCCATAATTGGAAAGAGACACTTCAAACATGGCAAAAAATAGTTGCGTTATTGTCGGTGGTGAACACGTCAAATAAAAATGTAAAAGAATTTAGGGATGAGTTTAAAGAGCCCCCCATCGATCGGAGCTATTATACTTACGATGACAACAACGCTTGTAGGGCAAGCCCAAGAAAAAAGATAATGGAAATCTTGGGTAATTATAAAACGAAATGGCGTGCTATATCATCTACTAACGATAAAGAAGAGGGCTTGGAACATGTTTCTGTATGGGATCCAACACCAACGGAGGTTGTAAACGATGAACCAAAACGCTGTCCATATACCTTTAAAAATGACAAGCGATTTTCAAAAGAATTGCAGGCAACTAACGATACAACGGGGGAAAAGTGGTGGTTTCAAGTTGAGAGCTTGCGAGAATCCCTTTTGCAAAGTAAATCACACGTAATTTCTAATCTTGCTAAGTGTGGAATGAAAGACGACCCCTCTTTAAGGGATTGTATCAATGCTTATGCAATTTTAGAATTACTTAAGAGTGATAACAAAGATCATGGCTTTACGCAACTTATTGACGGTACATACGATATGGATAAAAAAGCGATTATATTTATCAATGTCGATAATAAAACAGTCAACTGGGAAGGGCTGTTTGAACGATTAGGATATTTTTTAAACGGCACTCTTAGGAAATATATACAAACCGAAAACTACATATGCATGAATGGGTTGGTCATCATCAAGACCCTGCCGTATTGTATCATAATTCGTAAAAATACAAGGGGCGCATAGGAGGTAAGGAGTTGAAAAAATCTAAAGAAAAACGGACATGGGAAGTGGTTTATAGCATACGTGATTGGTATTTATTTATACCGGGTGCAAAAAAGCCTATAGACCTTCTTTGGAAATCGTCAGAGGCTACGAAAAGGTACTTCCTTTTTAAGGATGATAAATTTTTAGGGCGGCTCAAAGATGCTAAAGATACCCTAGAGTATGTTTCATATTTTGATATAGCAAAATGCTTGCTTGAAAAGTTATGTAGCAAAAGGGTGGTTAAAAAAGGAAGATTACTCCATAAAAGGCAATTGATTTGGATAGATGACCCAGAAATTAAAACCATCAAGATTCGTTGTGATGACTATTGTCTCAATATGCATAAAGTTTTGAGGGCGTTTGAGTATATCGTAGGAGATAGGATGAGGATGGAGCATTTTTGTTATGAAGGGCTGTTATTTGATAACTTTGATCAACTGGAGGGTTTTCTTTTACTTGAGAATGGTTTGGAAATAACTTCGGACTGGGATTCTGGGGTACGACAACAAAACTATATTAGATTTACAAAAGGAGAAAATTATGGAACTGGAAAATGAAAACGAGAAGCGTTTTGCTTTTTATACTATTCAAGATAAGCTTTTTATCATTGATAGGGATTCACAAAAAGAACCTGCCATAATGGTAGAGCTCGCAGAAGTTGTAAGAACGCTTCACAGTGACCACCCTCTTTATCAAAACCCATTTCATTACCAATCAAGAATTGCCTACGCAGATCTTGCTAGGGCGATCATACGTGGTTTGTCAGGTAGTTATTATGCTAAAAATGATGTGCTAGAATACAGACACAATGAACTCAGGATACCCAATAAAAATATCACTTCGATAACTCTTGATTGTATTTCAGATCATATTCATTTGAGGCTTTTATACGAGGCGTTGCTATTTATTACCGATACGAGAAGCACATATAATGCAGGCATTGGCAAAGAGGGGAGCGCAAAATGTAAATGTAAAAATGGACTGGAAATAATGTTCGCATGCAACAAATTTAAAGGGGTGAATTATATTCGCTTTACAAAAGGAGAGCCAGAGGAAGAGGTAAAGGAAAATGACTGAAATTGAACTTGAACTAACGTGCGGGCATTATGCGATTTCGTGCATAACTAAAAATAACCTTAATAGTGGTTGTTCTTTAGGCGGTTCCATGTGGCGCACTCGTGTGAGAATGGAAGGTAAGCTTGGACGCTTAGATTACATTACAATGTGCGAAGTAATGTTTCAGGAATTGATTTTTGCTGAATCACTCAAACATGATCACAGAGTGTTTACCTTTGATTCCGTGCCACTAATGTATACAGGAAGGGAATATATTTTAAAAGAGGATACGACTATTCGAGTCACCTGCAAGCAGCCTGACAAAAAGGAGATGCTTTTGGTGACCGATAAAACCGTTGAGATTGATTTGTTCGAAGTTTTTAAGGCTTTGGCATATTTGGTGAATAAAGATGGTGAGATTCAAGCTTACCGTTCTAATATAAGCTTTTTCCAAAAGGGAGGCGTGCGGGTGACATTTGAGAGAAACTGGGAGGATTCTGTCATCACTTTTCAAACCATTTCAGAAAAAAGCGACGCGTAAGAAAAGGTTTGGGATGTTGGAAAGGGGAAAGTTTAAAACATTGAGGGGTTTTTAAGTAACACTCATATATCAATAAAGGAATAAAAAGATGAGTTAGTAACATTATTATAGGAGAACGAAGTGAAGGAATACATAAAATATAAAGACATAAATTTGGAGCGACTTTTAAAGGATAATGCGGGCTGTAAAAGTTTTATAATCAGCTCTATTAAAATTGAAGAGGTCGAAGGTAAAAATTGGGTTAGATACTCGGTTTCAACCAATCCATATGATGAGGAGAGCAGATCGCGTTTGAAGTTTGATTATTTTACCAATCTTGAACCAACGGTTTATGGTTTTTATCGTGAATTTTGGGAAAAGGGGGTGATGTCGATTTCTATCTTAAACGACACGTGCAGAACCTTTTACGTGTTTTGTTTCGATAGGATAGGTGGAAAGTTTAACAAGTGGTTGTTTTTGAATTTTCTCAAAACTGAACTTGAAGAGCTTTCCCATGTATGGGTAGTTGATGAAAATTTGTTTATTGTGTCGCCGATGGGCGCAAAAATTGAAAGGAAAAAAAGATGAGACGTAAAACTAGAAGAGAGTGGGTAGAAGAGGGTGCGGTTGTTGAATTTATTCCAACTACAGATCCAAAAGCTTTTTATGAAAAGGTGGCAAAGAGTTATTGCAAAGAAACAAAAATGTCTATTTTTAAAGAGCTTAACAAGATTACTAATGTTGTTTCTGAAAACCCTAACTTGTCAGTATTGATAGTAACAGTTATGGAAGCCATGATGGATATGCGATATGGGGGAGAAGTTAAATATATGGTATGCAACGCGGAATATATGGGCAAGGCAACCACAACGTTCACCATTCATTCCTTTCCAGAGGGTGAAGAAAAGTATACCGATGAAGCTAAAGATAAAATAGCCGAAGAAGTCGGGAATAGACTTATGGAAACCACAATGGAGCATGATGAGATTATAGGCAACACAGCCCTACCACCTTTAGTTGCAATGGTGGTTGAAGATATTGCAGAAGCTTTTAGAGATTTACATAACTTGTTCGACAAGAACGTGAAGCCCCAAGGCGATTCTGACAAACCTTTGGATAGATTGCTTTTGATAGGCATTAACGGAAAGTTATGCTTTAGGGAAATTTCATATGCGAACAAAGGGGATAGTCCAAACGATGGATTTAGCCCAAAAGTAACATTCCACTAATTAAGGAGAACCCAATGAGAGATTATATTTTAGAAAATAAGTGTATAACTTTTATACCAACGACAGATCCTGCGGCATTTTGGACAAAGTTAAAGCATGTAGTTTTTTTGGACGATAAAGAACGACTCACTAATACAATGAATGAAGCTGTTAAACCTTATCTCATGGAGGAAAATAATGAATCCGTGCTTTTTGTAAACATATTGGAGGCAGTTTCCGATCAAAAATATGACAACGAAGTAAAATATATAATGGGTGCATTATGTTTTGAAGGAATTCTTGGAAGACCTTTTTCGATCCTTCTTTTTCCTACAGTTTCTGAGCGAGAGTATACACCTGAATTTAGGGCAAGTTTAGCCATTGGGGATGAGGGGTGTCGGATTGCAGATCAAGGATATGAAAAAGAAGCCGAAGATCAAAATACAATAGCGTTGTTTCCCATAGGTCAATTTGAAGATTTGTTTAAACATATTCACAATTATATTCAATCCTCTATAAGTAAAACTCACCAAGAGGCTAAGCAGCGTTTGATCGTAGCGATCAATGGGAAAATTTGTATAAATAGGGTGTCTGATTTTTCAGGGGAACGTAAAACAAACCTACTTAAGGAGTAAAATGTGAGAATAGACGGATATCTTGATGATCCATGGCTGATGCGCCTGATAAGAAATGGAAAGGAATGGAACACTATAGGGATAGTAATAGAAAACATTTACGACCTATGGATGAAAGAATCATCTACAATTGATGGAAAAAACCCAAAACTTAAGCATGTTGTGGATAAAAAATTTATTGATGAAGATGGACAAGTATTCACGAAACATGGAAAAACATTCACAAAAGAAATACGAAAAGAAAGAACAAAGCTTAGAATGTTTTACGAATGCGGCTTTGGGCATAAAACATACAATTATAATATAATTGGAGTTCCTTCTGATCTTTATGAATTACACATACCAAGGGAATTATTGATCCTCAAAGGAATACTTTTCCAGACATGTTTTTTGCAGACTATTGGACATGTGTATTCAAAGTATGGGGGTACTTCAAACGAAGATAAGGACTTAGTCGTTATGTTGATTGATAACACACGCACGTGCTTAGATTTTGAGAAGCTAATGGAAATATATGCTGAATACGATAAGCGAATTCACGTGATGACCACCCTCAACGTAAGGGAGGATGGGAATGGTAATAAAATTATGGTTAGAATACCCGCAGAAGTAATTAGGGATTACGAGGAAGAATGGGAAGGTTTAAAAGGGGTTGAGCATATTAACAATATACTCAATAAACCCTTTAAAAAAGAGGACGCTGAAAGCAATTGTTGCGACAGTGTTGAGACAATTAACAAATAGTGCAGGAGGTGTCTGCACAATTAAAGAAAGGATAAATTATGAAGAGAGAGTATACAAAAAAAGGAATGGAGTATGATTGGGAAAAAATATCATCCTTTGATACAGGGGTGCCGTTTTCAATCGAAAATTTCATGGGAAGCATTTCATATCACCATACGGGAAATATAACACGCGATATGTATGCAAAGATTAGGACGCTTTTTTACGAACTTGCGATAGAGGATAACTTAAGAATGGGGTTTTTAAAGGGTGTTACGCTTCAAATATGCAACCTTCGCATGAGCGAAGAGAGCATTAAGATGTTGGAGAGCAAAAAGAATGCACTACTGACCAAGTTAGTTAAAATATTTATGTTGCCCCAATTGAGCTTCATGGAGTTTGCATCAGACAACCCCCATCTCTACAAACGCCCTTGTGCTGACGATATTCTAGATACGCGACTAATAAAGGGATTCATGAATGAGTGTGTACCAACGATAGATGGGTTGTATGCGATGTTTGGAGATGTAGTTGAATTAGAAAGGACTGCCTAGTATGAAAGAAGAAATTGATATTCAAATTGAATCCGAAGACGAAGAAGGTGTAGTGGATGAGTCGCTACCAGAAACAATTCAGAAACTAATTCGTGAGCGAAAGGTTTCAAAACTGGATGGTGCTGCATTGCAGAATTCTGACATACCCGTTGAAGATGTGATTTCGTACTATGAAAAGCATCCGCTGCAGCTTTACAATTTGTTCGCTTTTGTGAGGTGGCATGACGGCATCTCGTGTACAAAATGTGGGTGTGAAACAGTAACCGCGGACATTTCTTTTGTAAGCAAAGAGTATCCTTTTTTTAGATGCGTAGGGGATGTCGATTCACCATCACATAGATTTAGCGTATTTACTGACTCTATCTTTGAGAAGGCTCGTTTTGACCTTGTGCCATTGGTGAACTGGGTGAAACTTTTTGTTTTTTACCTCAATCACCCAAATAAGAGTGGCGCAACTATTAAAGAGATGGTTGAGGTAATAGGTTCGAAAAATCTTACGTTCTTCTATCAGACAGTAACTGGAAGAAGTATAGCAAGAGTCCTTTTGATTGCCAGAAAATCTAAGGCGTTTGGGAAGAATTTTCAGATCAGAAACCTCTCACACCTCGTAAAAGTTTTGAAATGGATTATGTCGTTCAATCGAGATGGAACGCTAATCGTTTCAAAAATGACCTCATTGTTGTTTGACAAAAAGAGCAAGAAAGGAAAAAAGGATGACTAAGGTTATTGAAAAAAAAGAGTTTTTGCCCTATGCGGAGGCGCAAGCCATCGTAGCTCAAAAGAACTTCAAAAAAGTAGAAGAATTTAGGATGTGGAAAGATCGACCTGCAAACATACCTTTTAATCCTAATGAATTTTATTTCAAGAGGGGGTGGAATGGGTGGGAGAATTGGCTAGGTATACGAAGGCTTTCAAAATTCGTTTCCTATGAAGCAGCTAAGGCATGGGCTAAGAAAAATTGTATCAATACAAATATTGAATGGAAAAAGCTTCGACCAAAATATATGCCAAAGTTTCCCGATCTTACATACAAGGGTAAAGGATGGGTGAATTGGTATGAATTTTTAGGCAAAACCTCCATAGGGCAGTTTTTACCCTTTGAAGAAGCTCGTGAGATAATAAGGGCTATGAAATTAAAATCTTACACTGAGTTTCTTCAGCTTAAAAATCGCCCTAAGAATATTCCATCGTGTCCAAACATAACCTACAAAGACAAGGGTTGGGTAGATGGGTATGATTGGGTGGGAATTCCAAAAAAAAGGAATTATAAGGAATTTTTACCTTACGAGGAGGCGGAGAAGGTAGTTCAAGCATTGAAGCTAAAAACGATACTTGAGTTTCAGGCATCCGTTAAGGCTTTAAAGGGTATCCCATTTCGTCCAGATTACTACTACAAAGACAAGGGTTGGCTTGGGTGGGGTAAATTTTTGGGTAGAGACAAGCATTAAACATAAGGAGTGGAATTATGAAATTTTTTGAAAAACTTAAGCATTTAATTCGTTCTCGAGGGGTTGGTGAAATAACATTAAAACCTGGGGAAAGCCTAAATTTAATAGTAATGGAGGAAAGTGAGTTTGAGCAATTAGTAAACAAACGAGTAAACGAGGCGTTGGAAAAAGAACGCCAAAAAGTCAATGTAAAATAGGAGTAAATTATGAAATTTTTAAACAAACTTAAAAAAATTATTGGTCGAGAAACAGCTGAAAAAACTGTACCTCCAACTAAAATTGATTCGATAGTAACCATGGAAGGTGAGGAGCTTCTGAAGCTAATACAAATGCATGTTGATGAAGCTTTAGCAAAGGAGCGCTCTTCGAAAGAGGAGAAAGCGGAGCAATCAGGCAATAAGGATGCGCCTCGCAAAGATATTTATACATGGTGCAATGAAGATGAGGAGAATCTTAGGGAAATATTTTTGGACAAAAAAATCGATGCATTTAAAGATAAAATTGGGAAAGTAGGGTCGGATACCCCAGCAGAAATTGCAGGAAAACATTTCAAGAATATAGTAGATGGCAAGTTTGACGGTGAGAGTGATAATTTTTCAATTGAACAAGAAATAGATGAAATCAAAGCCGAGAAAGAGGCTTGCGAGAGAGAACTTTCAGGTCATGGGGTTGGGGGATATTTTACGCTCGAGGAACTGAAAAACTTTTGCAAAGAAAAGAACATTACCTACAAAGGTCAATATGATTATTTTCGAGAGCAAAATATTCACTCCTTCGGCTATAAGATGCCCGCCTCTCCATTTAAGGTTTACAGTGACTGGGTATCCTATGATGATTTATTTGGTCGAAAGGTGAAAAAAGAAATTGTAGATTATGACACTTTTAAAGAGCTAATGAAGAGGTATAATCTTAAAAAATCTACTGATTACACAGTTTTGCGAAACTCAGTTCCAGAATGTGAAAATTTACCTTCTAATCCTAACACTTATTATGCCGATAAATGGATATCCTGGCACGATGTTATAAATAATGTTGGAAAGTATTTTACTTTTGATGAATTAAAAAAATTATTAAAAGAACGCAACATTAAAACACCTGGGGAATACCAACGAATAAGAGTAAATAATGCTTTTGAATTAAAAATGCCTTGGAGACCTTCGACATACTATCGAAGTGAATGGAAAGGTTGGAATGATTTTTTGGGATTGGGGGCGGGAAGTTTTTGGGGTAGCGTTTATTACACCTATGAAGAATTAAAGGAGTATGTTCAAAAGAACAACATTAAAACACCTAAAGGGTATTATGAATTTAGAGATAATAAAGAACATGAAAAGAAAATGCCCATGCGACTTTTTGACTTTTATCGTAATGAATGGATAGGATGGAATGATTTTTTGGGATTGGGGGCTGACGGTGAGAATGTTGTTGTTACACCTGTGCGTGCATTCAAGAAAAAAATGCTAACCTATCAGGAATTCAAGAATGTCATCATTGAATATAAGATATATCGGAAAACAGATTATTTGTATTTCAGAAAGAAAAGTCCTTTAAAATATCAGTTACCAGAGCTTCCACAAGAGGTATATGATGATTACCCAGGATGGATTACTATGGTATCGCAATTGTTAAAAGAAGATAAGGAATACGAGGAGTATTATTACAAGTCAAGAGGAGGGAAAATCCGCTTTGAGGAGGATAAAACTGAAAAACAAAAAATAATTCCTCAAGAAGAGTCAAAGCTTGTAATTAGTGAGCCTCCAAAACCAATGGTACAGGAAACAATACCACATAGAGAAACCCTTGTTACAAAATACTCCTTGAACAAAGATGGTACAATCAATGTAGTATCCAAACCATCGATTAACTCGCTTTTAATTCAGCAGAAAAATGATGGACACTTGCCCTTTGAAAAGGCGAGAGAGATAGTTAGAAAATTCAAGTTCAAGAATAAGGAGCAATTTAATAACTATCTCTTTAAGCCAGTAGGAATACCAGAAAAACCTGATCTCGTTTATTTCCACACAGGATGGGAAAGTTGGGATGATTTTTTGGGTAATATATAGCGTAAAAGAAACCGCCTTCGGGCGGTTTTTTGTTTGCTTAATATAAAGATAAGTCATACAATAAATAAAAAAATAATAAAGATGACCAACTGGACTTCCACCTTCATAGATATGTCTTTTAATCCCGAAATTAGAAATTTTTCGGCGATTGGTCAATGTCAGTTTTCAAACGCTATCGTATATATGGACGACATGGTTCCATACCTCGAATATGCAGGAAACAGCTTGTATAATACGGGGTTAATGGGTCATAAAATGTTTGTCGATCAGCCACAGCCTGCACTTCTTGCGCCTAAAATCGTGCTTGATCCTGAGCCAGTTCCTAACCCAAGACCAATCCTTAACTTTTTACCATGGCCATAAGATGATCAAACAAGAAAGTGTAAAAATAACACAAGGCCCAGGATTAACAGATACAACTGTTACTCTATCTTCCACGGGAAATGTAATTATAACATCTATATTAGCATCAAGTGATGCTATAGGAGTTGTTGATTTCATTAGGAGTGATGATGGTTTAACAATGTTTCGAGCATCAGTAAACAGTAATGTAACCCCAGGTTCGACAAGCTTTTTATTTCCAGTATTTATGCTTAAGAAAGTTTTGTTAATTAGAACAGATTTTGCAGACACTTCAATCATAAATGTAATTATAAATTATATTGATGCGACCGCAGATAACCCATTATTTGAGCCAAGTAGTCATTTTACAATAGGTTATGTTTCTAACGATACTGCGACTGATACGTTAATGCTTTCGAATTCATCCTCCGATAACCTCAATTTTAAAAGCATCCACGCTACTTCAAATAATACAGCCAACGACATTAGTCTTTTTTTAGAATCACCTTTATTTACGCCAAAAATACAAATAACAAACATTGCATCAGGATTGGTAGCGTATCAATTGTTAAGCAATCCCTTTGTTCTTAAGCCTGGCGAAAAGCTTTATGTTAGACAATCTCTCGCTGAGCCTGTAACTGCCTATGCATCCATTGTAAAGTTAACAACATGACATATAACGACCTTGTTGAAGAAATCAAATACATTACCACGAAGGGAAACGAACCAAGTTTTGTAGCCCAAATCCCATCCATCATTGACAAGGGTGAGCGCGAAGCACAACTAAGACTAAACATACTCCAGTCTGAGAAGACTGTTGAGGGCATTATCGCCCCTTTTACAAATTTGATTTTAAAGCCCTTTGATTGGCTGTATACGGTATCTCTGACCATCGTCAATCCAGACGAGAATTACAAGGTATATAACCTTAAGCGGAGAACCTATGGCTATGTAAGACGTATACAAGAAAATGATGATAACTTTGGAATTCCTGAATTTTATACCAACGAGGCGGAAAATCAATATTTTATGTTTGCCCCAAAAGCAATGCTTCTGAAAAGTAACCTTAACAAGGAGTACTTTGCTTATACCCTTCGCTACCATGTAATCAAAGATACCCTTAATGAGGGTAATCAACAAAATTGGCTTACAACCACATACCCAACTCTGTTGTTACAGTGCTGCCTCTATTATGCGTTTCTGATGTTACGCAACAAGGAAATGGCAGACTATCACTTTTCTAAAATGCAGGAACTCGTTCAAGTTGCCTCCAAAACCAATATGGTTGGTAAAACTGACGAAAATATTCACTATCGCATCAGCTAATCCTTTACAAATTAACAATCAATTCTCTAAGATAACCTAGTCAATTAACAACAAAGGTAAGAATTCATGACAATGGTTATCAAAGATATCGTTAAAGGCGAAGAAGCCCATAAAAAGGTTTATTCAGGATTAAAAAAACTTGCAGAAACTGTTGGAAGCACATTTGGACCATCTGGTCGCCCTGTGTCCTTACAGCGTGATGATGGTACACTTCACTGCACTAAGGATGGTGTCACTGTTGCTCGTGAAATCACGTTTGCAGACCAAGTTGAATTTTCTGCTACAACCTATATCAAAGATATCGCCAACAATACTGTTGCTCGTGCGGGTGATGGAACAACAACCTCAATTCTTTTGGCTTGGATAATGTACCAACGGGCAAGAAATGAAAAAGGAGAGGCTTTAGTAAACGTTAACGCTGATTTTATGCGTGGAATGAAAGATGCGGCTGATTTTGCTATTAAGAAAATTAGGGAAGATGCCATTCCTGCTAAAGACCCAGAGATTCTAGAAAAGGTAGCTTTAATTGCCTCTAATAACGATGTTGAAATTGCAGAATTACTTCGTGATGCGATGAAGGTGCTGGGTGAAACAGGTAATATCTATGTCGAAGAAAGTAAGTCGACAAAAACAAAAATGTTTACCTCACCTGGTATGGGTATTATGAAGGGCTTTATGTCTAACTATTTTGTGAATAATCCAAAGCGTCTTACAAGCGAACTCTTATTACCTTTTGTGTTAATTACTGAAGATGAGATCCATTCAATATTTCAGTTAAACAATATTTTCCATCAGATGGCAGAATATCATTTTGGGGAAAGAGCAAGCAAAGACGATGAACGTGTAAAATTGACAGATATGCCCCATATATTAATTATATGCAAAAAAATGAAGGAGGATGTCTTGGAATGGGTGATTACACAGCATGCATATCGAGGTATACAAGCGTGTGTGATTCAGGCGGATCATTTAGGTAATGACAATGAAGGTATTGAAGCATGGATGAGTGATTTAAGGCTCATTACTGGATGTCAGGGTATTGGAGGAAAGTTCTTGAGACGATTAGGCACAGGCTCGGCACAATGTAACATAGGTGATCTAGGTCGTTTAAAGAAATCTGTTGTTAATAAAGAAAAGTCAATTCTTATCCCACTACCATCTTGCGAACAAAAGGTAAAAGATTACTGCGAGGGATTAAAAGAGCAAATCGAGAATGAAAAGGATGAAGATATTCGCGCTGTTCTCAGGTCAAGATTGGCTCGGCTCTCAGACGGGGTGGCAATCCTATCTATTGGAGGCATTACTGAAAAATCCGTTAAGGAACGTGCAGATCGTATTGAAGATGCTGTTTGCGCAGTAATGGTTGCTCGTGAAGAGGGTGTGTTGCCAGGTGCATGTTCTGCCTATATAAGAGCAGCATATAGTTTTGAAGATTGGACAGAGCCATTTAATAATAAAAGTTATTGCGATGGATATTTATTGGTGGGAGAGGCTTTAGTGAGTCTTTATCGATATTTATTAAGTACCGCTGGGATTGTTCAAGAAAGAAAAGAGGAAGATAAAATCATAAAGTGGGGGGATGAATACTACAAACCTAAAGAATGGATGGGCTTTAACTTAAGAACTCCCGAGATGATGGTAAATCTTTGGAATGAGGGTATTATTGAACCCGTGAAAGTTCAAATTGAGGCTATTCAAAATTCTGTAGACATAACCGCTATGCTTCTGAATACTGATTCGTTTGTGATCTATGCCGATGATCAAGATAAAAAGCAAATTTATCCCCCTAAGGGTGGGTATCAGGCATTAATGAATGGACTGAAGCCTGAAATGGCAATACGTATGTAAGCGCAGTGTTAGATCAATTCTACAACTAGAGGTTGTAGAATTGATTAGCAAATAAAAAAGCCCCCATTGAAACTTAAGAGACTCATAAAGGGGGTGGTGAGAAAAAATTTATAACTAATTTAATAACGTGAGGCAAACCGCCTCGTTCGTATAAATATCATTAACTTTGAAATTTAGCAAGTCCATCTTAATTCACTTGCAATGTGATTAAGGGATGTTATATTAAGCAACCAATAGGAGAAGTTGTTGATGTTCCATAAGATTTTAAGATGTTCTTTTTTGCTAGTAGCCTTTCCCTTTTTTTTAAAAATATTTGAATGCGGCTGGAATATGGATTTTGAGAACGCAATGAAAGCTTATATGCTGCTTGGTATTATAGGTATGATATATCTCATCCTTGCTCTTCTAGGGAATCTTTTAGATAAGGATTAAGTCATGAAACCGTTGATTAAAATTTTAGCCAAATGTTATGCCATCCTTATCACCCCATTTGTTTTGAGATTACTTTATGGGTTGTGGATTTTTGAAAGATCTTATGCAGATTGGAGTATGGGCGCAATTGCATTCTTAACAGTTTTTTTCGGATTTATTATGGTTATGATTTTTATTACTGGGATATGGAGGGATTAAGCCATGAAACCATTGATTAAAATTTTAACCATTTGTTATGCCGTCCTTATCACTCCATTTGTTTTGAGATTACTTTATGGGTTGTGGATTTTAGAAAAACGATATGTGTCTTGGGGTTTACTTGCGGCAGCAGTTTTATCATTATTATTCGCACTAGCTCTTGCATTTGTTTATTTAACTAAAGACATTGGATCTGGGGAAGATTCATGTTTGTTTCGGGTGCAATTTATATAATATTAGGCTTTGTATTGGGTCATTTTGTATTTTCCAAAATGAAGCTATGAGAACCTATCCTAAAGGAAGTCTGTTGACACCTTTTACCCTCTAGGGTATATTTAAGCGTGAAGTTTTAGATTTCATAATTTATCCTGACTTCCCCTCCTCGGAGGGGTTTTCAAAATTTAAAACTGATCATGTATAATTTCATGATACGAATCTCCTAACCAAATAAAGTTGGTAATACCGCGGAATTGAAACCTTTCTGACCAATTCCGCTTTTTTATTCTATTTCACGTTCCCAAGCTGTACCTTGATATCCTCTAGTTCAAGAGCGAGCTTTGAGTTTTCTGCCTTGAGATCTTTTAAGGCTGCCAAAAGAAGTACTGCGATACCATTATAATCGATTGAAAACGGCTCACCGTTATCGTCCAAATTAACCACCTCAGGAAAGAGTTTGTTAACCTCTTCGGCAATCAAACCAACGGTTTTCTTGTTAACAGAATTACCCTCAGAACTACCATTTTTATATCTAAAGGTGACTGGCTCAAGCTTGTATATATTGCTCAAGACCTCATGATTGACTTCGATTGGCTGAATGTCTTCTTTGAAGCGTTGTGAAGAAGTAAGTAAGAATAGCTGATTAGCAGCACCAACAACTACAGTCGTACCTGTGCTAGAAGTAAAGTTGGTGTAAACGTTTCCTTGCAAGTCAACTTCAACGTTGTTTTGATAGGTTACTTTTAAGGGTGTGCCTATAACCTGTCTTTTAAAGACTATATCGGTTGTATTTGATTGGATAGCGTTTGTTGTAAGGGTTGGGCCATCGAATCCCGTATCCGAACCAACGGTATTACCATTCAATGCATAGGAGCCTGCAGTCATAGAAATAGTATTGGCAGTTGTAAACTGAATGTCATTTGTATCAACAATAAATGCGTCTACGTTGCCAAACGTTAGATCTTGACGAGGAACTGAGGTAGTTCCAAGGTTACATGAGGTTGTTTGGCTCATATTACCTGAGTTGTCTACAAACAAAAACCCAGACTGATCTTGTTGCAAGACGTTTCCGACTATATTCGCCTCCCCAAACACGCTGGGGTTATTCATTAAAAGAGCTTGCGAACCAACGGTGAGGTTGGTGTTTCCAATGTTGATGGAGTTCGGTAATGCAGTTGTTTGGTCGGTATTGGTTAAATATGTTGCATCAGAAGGAGCGCCACCCGTTCCTGAAGGGTCAAAGGTAATGCTTCCAATAGCTAATTGCTCTACAACAGTTGGGTCGCCATCGCTTACAACCACCACCCCCTCATAGGGTTGGAGGGTGTCCTTAAGGGCGGCGTATTCTGTTTGCGTTAAAACTTTTCTTACTAAATAATCCATTTTTTATTCCTTTTTTATTTTTATTTAGTTTATTGAGTTATTTATCTCAGTATGTTGAGATAATTAGTTGTCCTTATGTGGATATCGAAAGTTCAGATGGATTTCCTACCTCCTGATCACCCAATTGGAAGCCTACTTGGATTACTCCTATGTCCGTTACCCCGAGTTTTGGAACAAAAGGTGCGGTTGCAATCGGTGTTCTTTCGCTTGAAGAGGGTGTAAATTGAACAACTCGTGAAAAGCTACCGCCCGTGTTTTGAATTATATATGTGAACGCACCGCGGAATTGGGCGGAAGTAAAGGCTGCCTCATCGGTATTTTGGGTGACTAAGTTAGAGTAGTTAATTACTGTCTGTGTTCCAGTTTTGAACAGGTTATTTTCTGGGTCGTCACAACCAACGTAATATTCCAACATTAATGATGGGTTTTGGGTAGGTGTTGTAAGGTTTACGATACCAATATTGTAGCCTGCAACGCCTGTTTTTGATAACTCTGCGGTTAATGGTGCAAAGTCAGTTGGCGTCGAAAACGCAAGCGAATACGTAGCAGGGTAATTTTGTGAAATAAAGTCAGGACTTACATCAAAATCGGTGTTGTTAGTCCATGTAACTGTAACAGGTTTTGCGTAGCGTGAAGAAGACCAATCCACGAAATTTACACCATCGATTTCAACCGCGTTATCTAACCCTATAACCCGTGCATATAGTATATTCGTGTCGTTACCCTCAACCAACGCGCCGAAAGATTTTCCACCCGCAAAGAAGTAAATTCCACCGTTATAACGCCATACCTGAACTGTATTGTAGAATCCAAAATCAGCAGGAGTTGTAAATATGAGACTTCCGTCCACATATACTTGATAGCGTGGCGTTCCGCTCACATATGTCATCATGAGGGCATATTTAATGGTTCCAGATTGAGTATCTGAAAGCCCAAACATCCATTGATCAGTTGTAGCTGTAGGGGTCGCCGCACATGTGGCTTCTAGGTAACAGTTTCCAGGTAATCCCTGCACGCTCGAAACGGTTGCGTTAGCGTCCAATGCTACCAAAATAGATCTGTCTACTTGATGGGTGTTTTCAGTTGTCCATTGAGACGATAGATCAGGGTCAACATCCAATACCCCAAACGTGCCATCGACCTTAGAATACAGGAATGAAAGTTGTGGAAAATCGCCCGAAAGCATAGGCTCTTGATAAGCAAAATACATTAAACCAGGCTTATATTGTGCGCTCAGATATAATACATCACCTTGGGTAACTAAGCGTGTTCCATAGGGGTTGTAAAAAGGAGGGTTGGCTGCATCTGGAGTTACATCTGCCTCTGGAACAGCTGATTTAGCCCACGCGCCAGTTACGATTGGGGCGGTTGTGACAGTGCCTGTAGCGATTCGAATTCTAATCCATTTTTCACGTGGAATTGAAGGCACTCCAATGTAATCCTCTTGCCAGTTTGTAGGTATTGTTCCAAGGGTAAGGGTGCTATCGCCAGTGGTAGCCAAAAAGTCTTCGCTTAATGTTGCCCCAGGAAGGGTGATATACCCCGATGGTGAGTTATACTCAACTACATAGGTAAATGTGCCAGTTGATGCAGTAGTACAGTTGAATCTATATCCATTAATACCTTCTCTATAAGAGATATAGAGCGAAACATAGTTATAGTTTGGATCGGTGCCAGGAGTGAACAATTCTTGGGCTGTTCCATCGTTAAAATTGTCTTGAATTTCAATCCAGTTTTCTTCAACAGGGGAGGTGGTAAACCCCTGCATTACAGCATACTGAAACTCATGATATTGACTCCAGAACGAAAGTCCGTTGTAGTCGCGTTTGTTGAATTTACCCAAAAGGGCACCATCGTGGGTGTCGCCACTATCAACGCCGATGGTTTGAGGCAAATCAAAAATATAAGCCATTTTAGTACCTTTTTTATTGTTATTATTGATTTATTATACCGCTTAAAAGGCTCTAAAAACATAAAAAAAACCCCCTAATGTAAACATGAGCGGGGGCTGATAGTTAATAAAAAAACAAAAGAAATTTATAATATCTTAAAAGGGAGCTAACCCTGGTTAAAGATTATATATTTACTTTATTCCAGTCAATGAAAAAAACCGCCAATAACGGTGAATTATACTAGAACTTGGCGGGTGAATTTATACAATATTTAATTTGTGGGCTAGGGGTCGGAACGTTGTTGAGATCCCGACCCTGGCGAAAAGCTAAAAAAGAGTGATCTAAAAAAGCTTTTCAAAGATTAAATAGCATATTGGTTCTATTTTTACAATATTTTAATGTTTTGTTGCACTTCCATTAAGAGGGGTGTTTTTAGACTCTTCCTCAACGTGTCTGAAAAGGGTCATTTCTATCTCTTTGCGTTCTTTCAAGTAAGTTGCGTGGATTAATTTTCCTAATACAATTAAAAAGCACCAAGCAACTGTTATGAGATACACAAAAAATTCATTAATTTGGTCTTTTAAATAAATGAAGATAAAAGTAAATATCATTAATTTACAGTGTAATCTCAATGAAGGAAGAACGATAGCCATCAGATGGTATTTTTTAAGCACTTTAACTCCAATTCCTTTGTAAACTATAAAACGTAATTTCGCCCATATAATCAGCAAATAAACTGTGGTTTTAAAGTCTTTCCACTTCATCTTCTATCCTTTCTTGATTGTTAACTTTTAAGCGGTATCGCTTAAACTCATCCTCTAAAATACGTATATTATAGGGAAGATTCATATTTTTAGCATATTCTCCCAAAAATTCATCGCATTTTTTGATAGCTTTGTTGATGGCTAAAATTGCGCCTCGAACTTCATTAGTTTCTTTGTCGGTTAGGTTGGTGTGTATGAAACGATTCAAATCGCCTTCGCGAATTTGATATAAATATCGCATGAATTCCTTCAATAAATTAAAATAACCGTCCATTATTCATCTCCTAAGTTAGTGATCATTAGTACTGCCCAATCCTGCCAATTCTCGCCATAAAAAGACCTTAGAGGAGTGGGTATCTTTGAGAATTTCTCTAAAGGTATAAGCAAAGATCCCCATTCTGTCCAGTGACTTCTGTGTTTTGGAAAGGCTATGTTTTCATTTGGATAGTTTGATATGAATTGTTCAGCCCATTTTTCAAAGGTGAGTTTTCCAGGTAAGGGAACTTGCGGTTTCATGATTCCTTCTGTTTACCTATATGTTAAATTCTTCTAATAAAGATTAACATATATGTTGATTCAGATGGTTAGAAACTGTAACCGACTCAATACGTAAAATGTATATTTAATTACCCTATAAGATATTATCTATACATTATATGTGAGTTATTAGGAAATTCCGAATAACTGCTTCAATTAAAGGGTTACAAACTGTAACCGGTTGTGGTATAAGAAATTGGTGTTTATTTTTTTGACACCTCATTCTAAATTATTACGCACCTCCCACCTTTTAGGCTTGTTAATTTCTTTGAGGCGGGGGGTTTTTTTATTTAATCGGCACACAGATTCTGATATATAAAGGTTGAGAGTATTTTTCATTACTCTCCTTTTAATTTGAAGAATATATTCACCCCCCTTTGTATTGTTATATGTTATCCTTTCCAAAGGGGGGCTTTTTTATGTAATGTCCGAAGTTGTTGGTCGAGTATTCCCGTTTTCGTAATTAATCACCAACGGCCCGAATTGATAAAATCCATTCAATGCATTTGATGAAAACTTGAAGCTAAAGAGGCTAGATTCTTTTGCAAAGTTAATATTTGTCGTTTCAGGGGTAAACTTGATCTTTTCTAAGGCAACTGGCTCGGAATCTGGGTAATTGTAGTGTTTTACCTCCAAAAACATATCACCCGTTTGGTTAATATTTTTTTCATACCGTCTTAGAAGGAGGGCTATATTAGCAGATACATTCTCAAGGTAAATTGAAAACATTTTGGACTCCACCCAAGCCTCAATTGGATATTCTTGGTCGCCTACTTTTTGATTAACACCCTTGTCGTGATACCAAACGGGGTAATCATTAGAGAAGAATGGAAGGGTTTTATTATCCGCCATAACAGGATAAGGGGCTACCCCAGTTGTGATGCCGCATGACCTGTTCAAAATCGTCTTGTACCATGTTTTTTCTTCAGTATTGTGGAATATACCGAGGGATGCTTCTTTGTCCGTTCCTTGAGGAACAAACCAAGCAATTTCTGTAAACCCTTCAAGGTACATACCCCAGCAATTGCCAAGATAAGAACGATTTAAGTGTTCATAAAGATAGTTTCTGTTGTTATCGTTTTGGAACACTGATAAAGCACCATTATAGGCATACATTTGGTTCAAACCCATCCAATAATAGGTCGAATTTCGTCCATCAATAATAGAGCTTGGGCTGGCTATTGTGATGCTTGTAACGGGCGTTAGTAATAACTTTAAATCTGCTGAAAATTGACCTAGATATAATACCTCTGGCGACCAAAACAATAAGTTTCCTCGCCAGGGTCTAGCTGCCAAAAGTTTCAAAGAGCCGCCTGCTGAATAACTTCCAGAAAGGATTGTTTGGGGTTCGTTTCGTTCTGTATAATAAACTAACCCTCCATTTCCGTATATATATAGCCTTTGGTTAGACTCAATGATGCCACCGCTTGTAGAAATTACGGTTGGCGATCCCGCACCACCGATTGTTGCCTCGTATGGCTTGAAAGGGGTATCTTCGTCAATTCGACCAAAATATACCCCTTTCTCTCGATTGGTATACGGGTTTTTAGCGTTTTCTAAGGGTACAAAATACAAGTATGTATCGGAAACAATAGAGCCATCTTGGCTATTAATCAATGAAAATTCTGTATAAGAGAAGTTGTAATTGTTATCTGAATCTGGTGGTTCCCAGCTTGCGGGGGTTCGATTAACAACCTTTACTACATTCCCCGTTGGGCTTACATCTACCTGTAAAACACCATTGTCCTGCATGTAAATGTATCTTCTGTTATCCTCGACTATATTGACATAGATGGCACGTGTAATTGAGCTATTTCCGTAGCTAATTAATTCATATCCGCCCATTTTTCGGGGAAAGCCGTTATCCCAACGCGTATGCTGGGCGTCAATCCACATATTGGTTGCAAACTTGGTCATATCCAGGTTGGTGCCTGGTTGAATGGGGATAACTTTTGCAAATTCCCCTAGTGAATTGTCGTATATGCTCATTTTAATTCCCTAAGGGTAGATGCCAGCAAACTCAAGTAAAAGATCCCCCTGAAGTCTATAGTTCCCCCGATAAAGCCTTACACCCTCAGGCGTGCAAGCAAATGTAGCCACCCCATCATTAGTGATAGACAAACCACCCCCTCCTTCGGAATATATACCTGTATCTGGCTGAGTAATAAAAGCTAAGGATGGAAACGCAGCTGTGCCATTGGCAAGCTTGAGTCCATATTGGTCGATTTTAACAACACTACTAAAGGGAAACGCGCCCAAACCAACGGTATACCAGTTTCCTGTAGCTGCATCCCTTATAACAATGGTTGATTGTTCGACTCCAAGGACGATAGAGGTTCCATTATCAATGCTTGCTGCTGAAAGCGTAAGTATACCATTGTCTGGCGAAGAATTTTTAATAAGGAAATAAAAGCCTTCCATTGGTGCGGATAAAGCATCAAGATCAAGGGTAAAATTACCCCCCTCCCAATTGATTAAGGATGCATCATGCGAATCAAGCAAAGCAAACGTGTCATTAAAAGTAAAAGTTTTATAAAAACAATTTAGTTTATCCACTATTGGAAGCAAGCCATACCCAGCTAGAGCCGAAGCATCTGGAGGGGCTGCATTTTGTCCAAGATTTATCACATACCATGCCCCTGCTTCAGTGGGAGTGGTTTGATTCAACAATACAAAAAGTTTGGTAATCCCTGCGGGTACCGTAGAAATCTGCCCACCTATATTGTTTTGAACAATAATAGTATCGTCCGCCACATTGGAAATTGAACATACAACCGCCTGCGCTATTTGAAGCGCGTTTGGCATTCTTAGCACGCCATTGGAAAAACCAGTTCCATTTTCAGCAAGGATAGCAGACGCAAGGTAATAGGGGGTTTGTATGAATGTTGATGGGTATACTAATTGGACAGGTGAATTATTCGCGTTTATTACAATAGAGTTAACCCCAGCATTCGCTGGAACGATGGGGTTAATAGTGGTTTGGGTTATGTTTGTTGGCATAATGAATCTTATTATTATTTAGAATAATAATAACAGCATTAATCCACTAAGAAAATCCTTTTCAAAGCCCCCAAATAATCGGTAGCAAATTCATCATCATAAGGAATATGCGTTTTCTTATCTTTTACCTTAGGTCGCTTGTATTTATGAATTATTTCAATATCTTCCCAGGCTTTTAACTCATCCTTTAATCGCCATTTCATTCTTTCGATGATTGAATCTTGTTCTGATGAGGGAAGATTTAAAAGGTACATGAGAATGAATGGTATTTTTGATGAATCAGGATATTGATCCCTAGGAAGCTCAGCTATGACCCAAGAACGAAAGAAAAGATTGTTTTTTAAAAGGGCTGTTTCATAAACCTTTCCTTCGCAAACAACATCTGCATATAGTTTGCGCATTTTTGAAGAAAAATTATCAAATCCAAGTGCTAAAGGTGTTCCTATAAGATATTTACCAACGTCAGTCATCAAATAAATCGCATAAAGCCTGTAAATCTTTAAAAGCGTTTTTTTAAACCTTTTTTTACCTTTTTTACCACAGATAGTCTCGTAATGATCAAAACAGTTTAAAATCTTGGCAAAACTTTTGATTTTTTTCAGATCCATAAAAACATCAAACGCATATGGCTCTTTATAATCTCCATGGTCTTCACTTAAGATTTTTATGATAAGATCAATTTTTTCTACTTCACGAGCTATTTCATTTAACTCAACTATAATACCCTGAACAAGTAAGCCAGTTTTGTGTTTCTTGTCAAAATTATACAATTCTGCGGCATCTGTTATGCATGAATTGCCTGGGGTCGAAAATTTAGCAATACGATCTTTTTCTTCTTTAGCCACATCCGTCATTAACATGGTTGAATCGCTAAAAAGACGATAAAGATAACCCATAGTTTTTTTCTGAATATATGGTGCGATGAAATTTTCAATTTTTGTGAGAGGTCCATTGTAATCTTTTTTTGAAAAAGGACCATTGTAATCTTGAGATGTATCTTCAGGTTCGTAATGCGTGAGATTATTTCTTGGATTTTTTGTATATTTACCTATTATTATGACTTCCCCTAGGTATTCCTGGAATATATTCTCTAAAATTGCCTCGAGTCTCTTCATATTATAAATGCCTGAGGCAAATAATTCTTGAAGAGTCAGAATGGTGCTAGTATGGAAAAAATTTCTAAACATGGGAAAGAAACTCACATCCATATCAACCAATTCCTTTTTTTTCAATAGGTCGAAAAGCTTTTCTCTCGTGTAATATTCATGTCTGAGTTGTTGTTTGTATATATCGTATCCTTCGGTGAATTTAATAAACCCTTTCATTATTTCCTTTTCGTCAGTAGCCATTTTAATTCCTTCTTTTTTCATTTGACTTCTTATCCTTATATACTAAAATGGGGCTTTAAAACTATCAGAAAGGTTAAATTATGTCTTATGAATCAAGGGGTACTTACCCACAAAACTCTTCTTATAAACCAAACAATCAATTTGGTTCAAAGCCGAAGCCAGCTTATCAAAAGGCCGCACCTAAGAAAAAGGAGCTTGTAAAGGTTACCCGAACTTCTATGGTGCAAGATATGTTTTTGGAATCGATGCAAACACAGGGGAAGACTTTAATTGTTCGCACAGCAAGCGGAGAAGTCCATACAGGTCAAATTAGTCATTTTGATCTTTATATCATTGTACTTGGACCCGTTAGCGCACCCACTTTACTTTACAAAAGTGCGATAGAGTCCATTAAGCTAGTTGGGGATATCAATCAGGAATAGTCTTGATATGATAGTTAAAAATTGATAAGGTATCTCACCTTGTTAAGTTTTTGTGGGGCTTTTTAAAGCCCCAATTTTTATTCATTATCGAAGAATTCTGGTAAACCATCATCCCTTTGTTCTATATAAATACATTCGAGGTTAGTGCCTCCGTTCGCGTGTAATACGAGGGCTGTATATACCAGCCAATCACACTCCCATGGCTCACTATAATAGAAAACATTGTCACCACTTCTTTCGTTTGAATTAATGACGCTTGCAACTAAAGGATCCCCAAAGTCTTTTGTAACCTTGAGATTTTGTTTGTTTTCGCCTTTGGTTGACATAACAAAAAAGTCATTATAGTTTTCGAGGGCATGTTCAAGAGCTTCCGCCCCAAAACAATTACCTAATAGTAGCGATAGACTTAGTAGTATTTTCATAATTTACCTTTCTCCATTATCGACACGTTAGCAAATATATATACTTTCATCATAAAAAATCTATTAAATCTTAGGCAAAAAGCATAAATTATGTATAAACAGCCTCAACTAGACGAATAAGAAAAATGATAGGTGATCAATGTTGGTTAAAAGCCAAACCGAAAAGGTAATCGACGCTAGTTATGAAAAAGTTCAGCACTTGGTCGATTTTTACAAAAACGACTCCAAAAAGAAGACTTTAAAGCGAAAATTATTACTTAATTTCAAAGAGTTTGCTAAATATTTTTGGGATGAGGCTGGTACCTCAAACCCATTTAGCGAATCAGTATCTGTGGATGCAATTTGTGCATGTGTAGACGCCATAATGAGGGGGGAATTGAGAGATACCCTAATACATACCCCTATGCGAGAAGGAAAATCAACCCTTGTAAGCATCCTTTTGCCTGTTTTCTTAATGCTCCATAAACCAAGGCTATCTTTTCTAACCGCGAGCTATTCCACGTTCCACGCCCGTCTTTTTAACACCGCTATGCAAGACTTAATTAATTCTAAAAAGTTTAAAAACTTATTTGGCGCAGAGCTTTCTATCGTCAAACAAAACAAAGAGTACACCAAAACAAAACAGGGTGGAACTCGAAGAGCGGTTGGATTTGATGGTTCATCCACAGGTTCTGGAGGTACTGTTCTTATACTTGATGACCCGAATGACCTTACAAAAATTCGTTACAGATCTCATCGTGAAAAAATTTGGAATACCTATACCCGCGTGTTTTATGGACGCAGAGATAACTTCAAAGAGTCCGTTTTAATCGGTGTGATGCATCGTAGCCATGATGAAGATTTATTTGGTCGAATCTTGGCTCAAAAGAACCCATATTTGACTTATGTGGTAATCCCTTTCCTTTATAAGCCCGAACGGCATACGCGAATAGTAAGCCCCTTTACGGGGAGGGTAATTTGGGAAGATTACCGTAAAAATGAAGATGACGTAACAAGCCCCGCAAGATATACAAAAGAGAGCGTTAAAGCATTAAAATCAAGCATCACCGTTTCCGACTTCAACTCCCTCTATCAAGGTGACCCCACGCCAAAAGAAGGAAACATCATCAAGCTTGAATGGTTTCAGAAATTCAATTTAAGGCAATACAACAACATTGAAATGGTCGTTATGTCGATTGACACCGCCTTAAGCTCGAGCATGGACGCTGATTATTCGGCAATTACAACATGGGGAATTTTTAAAATTGACGATTTTAACAAGGGGGCAGTCCTGATGAACGTTTGGTACGATCGGCTAGACTTTCCTGAATTGTTGAAAATGCTACATAAACAGATGAACAATATCTACGATGATTCATTTGTTCGCCCCCCATCTTCGCCCAATAAAGTAAAGCCTGATATAGTAATAATAGAAGATAAGGCGAATGGTAAAAACCTTATTCAGTGCCTTAATCGCATGGGGTTTAACAATATTATCAAATACCTTCCAGTATCATTGTCAGAAAGAGGGTTTGCTCAATTTGATGATGCAAAAGTGAATCGAGTCATCAAAATTACCCCTATTATTGAATCAGGAAAGATATATCTTCCTGTTGACCTGAATGGGGAATTCACCTCCTTTAGCCAAAAATTCATTAATGCCTGTACTTCATTTCCAAATTCAGGAAAAGCTGCACGTGATATTATTGATACGTTTTCGCAAGCCCTTGATTGTATGGAACAGCGAAGGATCTTGGTTAATAACTTCGAAGCCTCAAACATGAAGAAAATGATGATAGACTTACTCACCAACGTTCCAATAGTTGATGAGACAATGCCTTATAAAGACAAACCCTTCTGGTCGTAATGTGAGATTATGTGAGGTAATGTGAGAATGCTGATAATGAGCCGATAAATCAGCCTATTTGGCTCAGAATAAAAAAACCACCCTATGCGGAAGGGTGGCTTGCGTAACTTATCCAAAAAATTACTTGAAAATCAAATAGGCTTTCAGGTAAGTTATAATCAATTGTTTAAGATAAACCGCATGAATAATCAACTAGATAGTACAAAAAAAAGTTTCCAAAGTAAAGCCAAAAACTATATCATCACCCCAACACAGCTTCTTTGTGATAAAAATACCACATATCGGGAAAAAACTTTACTGCTGGCACATTACTTGCACAACATAAACGATTCAAATGGGGTCTGTAGTAGGATTTCTTCCTTAGCTTTGCGCTCTTCAAACTTTAAAACTAATAAACCAAGCCGCAGATTTATTGATTCTTTGAAACGTCTCCAGGCTAAAGGATACCTAACACTCATTGATGGCAAATATTCCTGCATCAACCCAAGTAAGTTTAGATATTCTGCCAAAGTAGCCTTGGATTCGATCGTATTTCACAGTAAAGAGCTTAACTTTAATTCACTTTTGGCTGTTTTTTGGCTCTCACTTCGAAAAGAATCAAACTACAATTGCACTAATTACATGGCAAAATGTTTGAAAATTGATCGAAACACCCTAGCTAAGTACTTACGCGAATTAGAAGCTAAAAAGATAGTGTTTGCAAACAATACTGAAGTTAATGGTAAAAGCACCAAAAATTTTCATATCCACGAAGAGTTTAAGCCTGTTTTTTATACGAGAAGCAGGGGTGTGGATAAAAGTGTTTGCAACTCTGTTGAAACTAATGTACACAATTCAGCACAGTTAGATTATTATTATTTTAAAATAATAATAAACAGAATTGTCTCATCGTCAAACCTTAAAAACATAGCAAGAAGAATGTTCACCCTTACCGATATCATCGATTCAAAATCATTCGAAGTAAAACGACTCATTAATGCAGTTAAAACCAACCTATACTTTAAAAACAAGTTGGTCACATGTGATCAAATCAATGAAAAACTAAGAGATATAGGTGTTGATTTAGATGAACGAGGGGTAATCAAAGTCTTTAAGAACTCGCATCAATTCATTAATTTTGCCTCAGGTCTCTTTAATACGACCTCTTATCCGCTTGATGCAGCCTTAAGGAATGAGCTGCTTTTAAGGGATATACAAAAAACAGTCTTCGAAAAGAAAGGGGAGGAATACGGTATTGATTTCATCAAGTGGCTCGCCACAAAGATTTTCCCGAAAGATTTTATAATCTATCACGTGAATATTTTCAAAAACCGTATGATAGATGCCCTTATGAATGAAAAACGTCTTGGCGAAGATACTCTTAAGTGGTCGGAGGAAAGCTATATTGACTGGGAGGCGGAACATAGGGCTGAAAAGAAACGAAACAACGCATTTTGGTAGTCTTGGACACAGGATTGGGTTAAAATATCTCTATAATAATAATAAAGGTAAAAAAATGGACGAATATTCAAAAAATGACTGGAATACCACAGGTGGTACACGGTTAGGTCACTCTCTTGAAAACCTTCTAAAGACACGCAAGATGGACTTAGAAAAAGAAATGGATAAAGGCTACAAAGAAATGGAGTTTTTGCCATCAGGTGGTGAAAACTTTGAAAAAGCTGGAAACCAAATCTATAACTGGTCTGGGCAACGCGATCCCTTGATGCGAGCGCATCCAGGGGGTTATTTTAATGATACTGAAGACTCTTCTTTCAAAAAACTTACCTATGGTGACAATAAGGTTGAAATGAAGCGTACAGTTACAAAAATTTTTAATTATTAAACAAAAAACCCCGCCTAATAACTTTAAGAAAGGGGCGGGGTGCGATTACATATGATAATAAAAACGCTTGTTTAAGCTTATATATAATACACCTTTTTTTTCAGAATTAATCAAATAAAAAACCCCGCCATAAATGCTTATAAAAGAGACGGGGTGAGATATCTAACAATAATAATCGATCGTAAACAATCAAACCTATAATATCACCTTAGGCTTAAATTTCAATCGCTTTCCTCAAAATCATCATCTAAATCAAGGGCTTTTTCATGCTGAATCTTAGCTATTTCCAGAATCTTATTCGATTGTAATTGATCGGCAGCTTGACAAATTAGCTTGTATTTCTGTTTGGAAACCCTATCTATGGTCGAAATGGCTAGCTTGTCTAAATAGCCAAGCAGGCTAAGCATTTTCTCAGCCGAACCGACCTTAATTTTACCCTTTCCAAGGTGTTTTAAAATTTTGATTCCTAGCTCGGGTATATCATCTAAAGAAACCAATTCATCTAATAAAAGGTAATCTGTCTCTACATATTTAGGTCTACCTCGTGGCTTAGAGTTCTTTAACATTTTCTAATGCCATCAAAAGCTTTTGTGGATTGTAATGCATGTGCATTGAAATTCCAAACCTGTCACATAGGGTGCAAAACTCATAATAATTACTTGATGTGGGTAGGTTATTGAACCAACGATAATAACACTCTTCTTCAAGATTGAACGCAAAGCTTGAATCAGTTACAGAGGCTTTGTGCGATTTTAAAATATCTTCGTAAATTGGGGGTTTAATCAATAATGCCAAAAATAATTTATGCACTTTGACAGGCTGGCTAACCATGTTGGGTTTCATATTGTTAGTTTGTAAAAGCTTCACGCCAAAATATACCTTGTCAACATTATCAAACTTTGGCAACAATCCCTCAGGAATGTTTTTGATAATGTAATAATGAGGCGGAGTGTCGAGTATCATAGAAATCTCGTCTTCTCCCTGTGTTGTTGGACTTGATGAGGCATTTGCATTTTCCTCAGGGTTTGCAATATCTAGGGTGTCACCCAAAAGCTCGCCCAAAGTAAGATCGGCTGGATTTTCTTTAATTTCTGATTCCACAACTTGTTCGTGAACTTTTTTGGAAGCTTTAGTTTTTTTTACATATTCTGCCTCATCCTTTAGTATGTCTGAAATGAAGCCCTTTGGCATATCTTCTGTACCTTTGTTCATTATTTTCTCCAAAATGGTTAATATGAAAAAAGTATAGCATTCATGCGGCTTTTGAAACATTAAAAAAACTTGTAATAAATCTTTATGCATAATATTATACAGATAGTCAAATAAGTTTAACAAATGATAAAAAATAATATAGAAATAAAAGGTTATATCAATTTTGACCCAATACACTACCTTTGTCGGAACAAAGATGGTAAGGAAAGTCTTTTAGCCTATATTGACCTATTTGTAGATCAAGAAAATGAAAAGTACATGAATGTTCCTGTATACATAAGAAAGCCTGAAATCATAGAACATATACGTCTAAATGAATGGATTAATGGTCAGCTTGTGACTTTAAAAGGACGATTGGAATGTGAGGTCTCAAGCATTAAAAAGTATTTCGGTTTTCAGAGGCAATGTTATGTTGTGGTAGACTTAGATAGCCATTCTATAGAAACCAATGAGCCAAACTTATTTGAAACAAAACAAAGGAGAATGTCATGAAACCTTGGGTAATTAGTTTAATTTTATCTATTGAACCTTCCGAAGGGGCTAATGAACTTAAGCATACCCCGTCCGAAATTGTGCATACCCTAGGGGTATGCACCCAAGAGGGGTCTTTACACGAGCTTGAAGAAATGTACTACGAATCAATTCCTGTACCAACGCCAGAAATGAACGTCATTATGAATGAAAAGAAACTTAGACGATTTATCATTGGACAAGAAAACAAGGAATGGGCTATTTTGCTTCATAAATGGAACGAGATCAAAGATAGAGGTAATCCATTTGATAGGAAAGGTAAATACCATGAAAAAACTTTTTTTAACAATCCTTACGCTAAGCACCCTTAATGCTGCAGAACCCGCACCAACGGAATCGGACGATCTGAAATTTGACTATACATTTTATGAATATGATGACTTTGTAAGGTTTAGACATTTTGATCATTTAAAATTTGCTTTGCATAATGCTAATGGCTTTGAAAAAGTGTTTGCTTTACAGGATTTTGAACGAGCATTAAGGGAATATATAAATAACGAATATGCCTTCTGCCATATTAATTATATAAGCCTTAAAGAAACATTGGACGCTAAAATAAGGTTAGAAAAAGCCCGAAAATATTTAGAACTTCAAAGACAGTGAGTCTTAAGATTGATTTAATCTTTCTAGAGGTACATCAACACTCATGCCGTATTTTAATTCAAGTTCTTTGATTTTGATCATGTAGTTCATAATAGTTTCCTTACGCTTCTCTTCCTCGATCATTCGCTGTTGTTCAAGCAATGACTCGTCATGTATGCTTTCCTTATCAATCTTTAACGCCTCTAGCTGTTGATTTGTTTCAAGGGTAAGTTGCTTGATTTCAGCATCCATCTTATTCTTTTGAGCCGTAACCTCAAGTTCTTTCTCCATGATCTGATTTTGCTTATCAACTTGCTGTTGTTGCATTTGAACTTGTTGTTGTTGCATTTGCATTTGTTGTTGTTGCGCTTGTTGCATTTGTTGTTGTTGCGCTTGAATTTCCTCAGGTGTAAGAAGTATTTCATCAATATTGTTAATTTTAAGAACACTTAAAAACCTTCTATAAAGGGCATCCATTTTAAAAAGTTCTGGATGACCTTGGGCATATTCAAAAATCGTTTGATACAAAATGACTTGCATAGCATTGTTGGTGTAATTTGGGTCTGCTGTTGATTTGAAGTCGATAATCTCTTTGAAAATATCTTGGTTTTTAAGCTTAAACTCTCTGCTGATAAAGTACCTTTCGCCCATTTCGTTAATCATGAATTGTTTTACGATTTCAAATAGCTCATTTAAGCTTTGAATCATTTGACGCATAACGGATGACATGGACTTCGAATCTTCAAGCAACAAAGAAAGCAAAACCGAACCTTTAATATTTGCAGGTAGGTTTTCCATCTTGATTTGAGAAATAGAGCTGATGGTCTTCATTTTGTTTTCAATATTTGTAAGGTAATCCACAAAAATAGCCGTGGGTTGAGGGAATTCAATTTTGTGGAACATTTCCCCAGGATTTAGTGCGTTAATATTATTAACTATTCCAGGGCGAATTAATAACGATGAATTTTCACCAGGAATGGCTGAACCTGAAATTGCGGTTGGCGTGTAAGCCAAACGCATAGCTTTATCGAGGTTTTCTTGAACGGTATTCGCGTTTTCATGTAGGTTTTCAAGCAATTGAATCAGACCAAGACCCCAAAAATTAAGAGTTTGAACATAGGTAAACTTGACCATGTCTATTTTCTTCTTAATCTCCTCAGATTTTGGGTACCAGCAACGCTTGCGCATTAAAGATATGTTAGTATCCATCTGAAAATGTATTTTGTAGGGCATTTTTCGTCCGCCTGAAATGCGCTCACCATATTCATCGCCCATATCCTTTGGAAATGCCATAAGAATGGTTTCACAAATTCGATATCGCTTTACATAGTCTTCATTGTTGGTTTTTTTAACATTACTGATATTTTCGCGAGTTTTTTCTACTGAATTAGCTCGGGTAGCTACGTCATCACCATTGGGGGTAAGCATAGCGTCTACATATATGCCAACACGCTTAAGTTCTTCAAGCTGATGCTCATCAATTTCAAAAATATGAGAAACCTCTTCGGCAGTTTCAAGTGAAGAAGCATTGGGGCTAATGATAAAATTCTCAGGCTCTATTAGCTTTAGCGTAGGACGCCCCAAAACTGGGTCGAAATATACTTTTCCGATGGCGCCCCCAGTTAAAAAACACGATGATATGATTTTTTTAAGCTCTGGAACGAATTCAGACCAACGTTTGCACAAATTTAAATTTAATGCTTCCGAGGCGACCTTACCTACGTTTTCTAGCTCGGTTATTTTGTCCTTAAGCTCTTCGTTTTGGTTCAAAAACGATAAGTATTTCACCTCATATGTAAGTAAATTCATAGGTTGAAAAATTTCAGAAGAATAGGTGTCGCAAAGTCTTCTCCAACATTCCAAATAAGTTGTATTTTTAACATTATTTGGGGTTTGGATGCTTTGAGTATATGTATCCGTTAACCCTAACGATTCGATAGACTTTCGAATGCGCTGAAACCAAGCCGTGCGATTCTGAAGGTCATTTTCAAGCCGTCTTCCTACATCACTTTCAATATCAAAATTAGACTGGGGTGACTTTAAAAGGAGATTTTCAAAAAAATCATCCGCTTCTTCGTCAAGTGAAAACTGAGGATTCTGAAACATGTAAAAAACCTTATTCTTATACTTTTTTTATAAATTATAGCTTAATTATTACAATTTCTTTACATCATACTTGATAAAAAATTTTTTTTTGACATATAGTAGTTGAAAGTAATAAGAAAAAGGATTTGAAATGCCAAATACCAATGCTGCCGAAGGACTTACAGAACAAGAAAAAGGAGAATCGGTTTTCCCATATCCTATTTATGATCACGGGAATAAAGACTCTGTAATTTTTGAATGCCTAGATACTATGGCGAAGCGTTACAAGACATATTTTCCCATGTTAATGGGAAAAAATTCACCATTATTCAACAAAGACCCCTTTACCCCTTCAAATTCTTACAAGCAAAGAAACAGACGTTTTTGGTCTGATGAAGAGATTAAACAACTTTCGTTAGATTCGTTTGGCATGGATTGTTTTGATCCAGAAGGTATAAGATTGGTAATTTGCCCATACGAGCATAATTTCAGTCTATACAATGCCCATGGAGAGCTAAGAGATGATTACCATATCGGTAAGGTGATCAAAATAGGTAAACAAGCGTTTTCTACAGAAAAGTTCATTGCAGGCCCCCCCTGTACATTCGGAGATTATGTTCACTTCAAGTCAATGAATGTGCTTACTAGCAGGGCTATGAATGGGAAAACGATTTGTGTAGCAGAAGACGTAGCGATTTTAGGTATTGTGGACGATCCTGGAGCTTATTATCAGTCAAAAAAATTTGATGATTCGAGCTTGAAAGAATTTGAGGACGAAATCAAAAACCTAACTTTCGATACACTTTAGGAGTGTTAAATGGAAAATTTCGAAGATATGTTGCAAAAAGGTTTCTATGACGAGAACAGTCGAAAAGAAGCCCATGATTTTGCAAAAAATAATCAATCCCTTGATCCGAATGCAGCTGAACTATTAAAAATGTTTCCTGCTTCGGGCTTGGATAATCCTGTAATAATGCCAAACCCCCATAAAGACATACCCGAATATAAGCAAGAAAAGTTTAGCGACCAAGGGGAGGGGCAAGATAATGGTGAGGCAAAATCCAAAAAATTAACTCAAAACCAACGCCTTAAAAAACAGCTTGAGGAAAAAGAAAAAGAAAATGCAACGTTAAAAAAAGCAAACGATGAATATATCCTTGCTCTTGCCGCACAAAAACAAAAAGATCTTAATGCGTCCATGTTGATTCTTGAGAAAGATAAGAAGGAATTTGCTAAGCTTGCGGCTGACGAAGCATATCGCGAGGAATATTATAGAGCTAATGAGCAATATAATGAGGCTCACCAAGCAAAAATACGCGCCATGAGGGCGATAGCAGAAGAGGCTAAGCGCGAAGAAGATATCAGGATTCTCAAGAGGGATTATGAACAAACAAACCAAATTATTAATCAAGCTTACCAAGAATATCAACAAAAAGACTATTCCTACAAACCCCAGTACGAATACGAAACAGATGACAACAAAAACGACGCCCAAGAAAGATTCCTAAGGGCGCACCCTTTTTTGGATATGCGTGGTAATAACCCCAACTTTTCTAAAAACTTAAAGGACGAGGCAGATAAATTAGCTAATACCTTGGCAGATAAATACAAAATAGAAGGAAGAGGTAAAGAAGTATATACCGATTCATTTTATGAGGATTTGTCACGAACGTTAAAGGACAATCTAAGAAATACGTTTTCTAGCGTCCTTCCTAATCAAACTAATAACCAGCAATCTTATAACCCATATGGAGACGGAATGAACATGAACAAATTTTCTTCTGACTTTAGTGCGCCTGTAACACCTACTTCTACAAGCAGAATTAGATATTCCGCCCCCATGAATGAGGGTGATAAACAAACAAGAGCTAACTTTATTCAAGCTGCGAAAAGTCTTGGGCTATCTGATGAAAACTTAGCAGAGAGCTACGATAATATTTACAACACATACAAAAAATCATACTAAGGAGTAAAAAATGTACCCACATAGTCAACGAGATGAGATGCAAGATCGATTTTCATTAACGAAACGTTACCAAGAGCTAAGGGGCAGAAATGCACATAGATTGGATAATGATTTTGAGGAAGCTCCCAAATGGGAGTCAGATCACAAGCTTAATATGTCAACCAACGAGCTAGATAGAATTTTCAGGGAGCGACCCGCCAACAAGCGTTATGCGCTCATCCCGTGGAAAATGGTCGATCGAATGGATAAAAAAGCTTACGCTACTAAACAGATGATCGAATTACATAGGATGCACGGATATACGATCGTTCCTGCGGCAAGACATCGCAAAGCAAACTTGGTTTCTGATCGAGTTTATCGACAACTTGATAGTTGGAGTGCCCTTGACCGACATTCTGAACAAGAAGAGGTGCTACATGACCAAGCCATCGTTATTGAAGAAAACATCGTAATGGAAAGAGATTTGGACGAACATAATCGTTATACCGAGATGCTTCGTGAGGAAAACGCTCAGCAATATCGAGATATTGGACCTAATGGCAGATCAAACGACCCAAGAATCAACGATCGTTTTATGAAAATGCAATACTTGAAAGAAGATGATGCTGGTATGTATACAGATCCTTCGACCTATCTTTATGACAAGTCTCATGCGCCAGCTATAGCCTACGGCTATTAAAGAAAAGGGAAGAGCTTCTTTAAGGCTCTTCCCTATTTTTGTACTGTTTATGATACGGGGGTCGAACCCGTATACCCGACTATAAAAAGCCAGATTCTACCTTTGAATTAATCATCAACACATACAAAACCTATAATGTTGGAATCGAACCAACTCATTCCAACGTATTCCCTTTATCCAGGAAAAAGGAAAGGCTGGTACTCTGCCATTGAGTTAATTATAGATTTCATATATTAACTAACTTCAAATTTCATTTCAATCCCTAAAAAAGGGGCGATTGCAGCAGTTTTTACCCTCGTACTTCCCCTTTTTCTTAAACATGCGCTTCAGCTTACATTTTACCGACAAATAAACGGCTCTTATTATATTCATTGTTTGCCTTTTGGTAATGTTTTGTATTAGTCTGAATAATTTGTTGCGGAATTTCAACAAAAATATTACAATATACTTGCTTCTTCTGCGAACCCCTTCGGTTTTTGAAAAGCTCGAAATTATCTTGATTTTGAGCGCAAAAAGTCAAATAGTTTCAACAAAATTAAGCTTATTTTTGTCAACTTCAGCGAAAGTTGTCAAACAAAAGGTAGTATAAAAATAATAATAAAGGACTTTTCACAATGGCAACTTTCAAACCTTTTGGTTTCCAGGGGGCGTATTCAACAAGTGCGGCATCAATTGCCAAACCAACGTTGTTATCGTTCCCTTGGAATGTCGATTTTTCAGGATGGTCAGGCGACTTAGCGGTACAATATTTACCTAAATCACCTACTGAAAAAGTCAGTGCTGATGGGTACGTATACCCTGCACCAATTTCATTTGATATTACTCCTCCTTCTGGATATAGATTTAATTACCCTCCTATTGTAGGCGTAATTGTTGGATTTAAATATACACCAACTGATAATGCGATCACACCTAACGATACTTGGTCTTCTTATATTAGGAATACAGAAGTTGTAGGTAACAAAGTTGAAGTCATTATAAGTACGGATGCACAAGCTCGTTATTTAATCCAATACAATGGAACGACAGAAGCTCCAGGTGTAACTTCAGATGCTTTATTTGGTGCTGGAACATTAGGAGCTGGAGCTACATATCCAAGAACGCTTCAAGGAATTGATTATGTGTTTGCACAAGGAACAGCTAATAGCTCTACTTCAACTGCAAATGGGCAACTTCCTGGCACTTCCACTATGTGTATGGCAAGCTTTGTAACCCAAACTCAACTCTTGGCGCAAGCAAACTACCCGCAAACTAAATCAACCTCTTATCCAATGTTTATACAGACTCAAAATAATTATAACGGAACATCTGGTTGGTATGATCCTGCAAATATTGATCCAGAAACAACAAATACCATTGTAGCTGTCATGTTAAATCCAAGCTTTATGATTACAGGATCTTATCCAATGTTGGAGCAACAACCAGCGAGTGCTTAATTAAGATATAAAAAATTTTATAAAGTTCAGAATAAAAAAGGAATAAGAAATGAACGATTTAGCGATGATCAGCAACAATATCCAGGATACGATGCCTGGATACCTATTCCACAAAGGAATATATGCTACAATGAGTAAAATGTACGAAAAAGAGTTCGATACAATTTACACACAACGCCATACAGAATTCTCCGTAGGAAAGCGTATGATGGCTGCAGCCTCACAAATTAACGAAGGACAGCAATCACCCTATTCAACATTCTCTAACTATGGTCAAAAAGCGTTTACCTTCCCAATTTATAGCCTTCAAGTCAACATTACTCGAACATACCTCCAAGATAACCTTTATAGAGAAGTTGCACCTCAACTAGGTGTAGCATTCATTCAGTCAATGATTGAAGCGGTTAACTTAGAAGTTGCTAAGTTCTATGCGGACGGGTTTGTGGCAGGAAAGAACGTAGGTCTTGATGGTGTAACTCTTTATTCGACTGCTCACGATACAGCAAAAGGTAACGTTTCAAACACCCTTGATGGTGGTGCAATGTTAAACGTTTCGAGCTTCTATCAATTGTTGGTAAGAATGTGGAGATTTAGGGCAAATAATGGATTCTATGTTGCCAATAACAAGGCAAAAGTAGTGACATGCCCTCCTGAGGCAACAGCCAATTTATACGTAATGCTTGAGTCTCAATTCAGCCCAAACACCAGTAGTTTCGCGGTGAACGCTGCCAGTGGCATGCGCTGGATAAGTGATGGCATTCATGTCAACCCGTATATCAATCGTGACTCAATTCTTGTCAGAACTAACTTGCCAGGATTTTACATGTTCATTCGCTGGCCGTTTGATATTTCTCAAATGCCAAACATTTCTACCTTTACTCTATTGACCTCATGCTTTATGCGATTTGCATTAACATATGATGACTTCAGAGCGGGGCTTGGAATGCAGCAACCCTTAGGCGCGGACAACTATATTTAAATAGGAGGACGCTATGTCCAGCTATAATTCTTATTCGCCTGGCACTACATTTTTAGACTCCATTACTACGGGTGGTTTTCTGCAATATGGTAATGGAGCTACGGGCGTTCCAACAGGCGTTACGATGGTTTATTCTTGGAGACCACAGGCTTCGTTAGAAATTTTGAAGTTACCTGATAATAATCCTGGGTTTGCTACTCCTAAGGGTGCTTATGTGGACCTTAGTCAATCCAATCTTACAGATAAATTTGAGGTCATTAATTTTGAAGTTCCTTTGGATGTTTGTAGAACGGTTGTTATAACCGCTTCACAGAATTTTACAGTTCTGTTTTCATGTAAAGATTTTTACGGTCAAAAAATGACGTGTGGGGGTGCTTCACAATTAATTAATGCTGAACAAGCGTTCATTACTCCGAGGGGTGTGTCTGCAATCAATTCAGTATGGGTTTCAGGAGAAGCTGGTTTGAATAATGTTCAAATTAGAACACTTAATGAAATTGAACTACCTTTTGCTGATTACAATGGGGCTGCAATATCTTTTGTTAATTACGATCAACAGCCACTATATTGTATTAAAGAGGAAGCAGAGCCGCCATATGCTTTGAAACAATTGTATGAATATAAACCTTCATCAGTGGGGCAAACATTAAGCAGTAATAATCCTAGACCCCTTTTGCTTTTAGCAAATACAGGAACGCCAACGCCCACGCCTTTTGACGGGGAAAAGGAACTTGTAATAGGTCAAAACGCAACTGGGTATGGATTCAACAAGCCTATACCCCAATCAGAGGGAGCTAGCCCCGCATTTACACTTCAAGAGCGAAATCAATTTTTAAACTTAAGTACTTATGTGTTGGGCGAACCTTCGTATAACGTAGGATGGGTAGGGTGGCAATCATGAGCGAGAATCTATTTTTAAGCGGCTCTAATTTTCAATCAGGTTTTACTGCTGGAACATTTCAAATACCTAATGAGGTAGCTCCAGGCATTCCTGTGGGCATTGGAACACCCTATGTAATTAGAGGACCAAAACCTAGCTCTACGTTTTTAACCATAAATGATTTAAATGTAATTCCTAATACCAAAAACTTTTTAGATTTATTGCAAATTGACGGAACTTTCTTTGAAATCACTTCTACTGAGAAGATGTATAAGTTTGATTACTCAAGGGTAATTGGCGTTAAATTAGTGTCTCAGACAGTTTCGACAGATGTGAACGTTTATTTTTCCTACTACGATCAATATGGAAAAAAAGGAATTAGAAAAGTAACACTAACTGCCATAGAAGATAACTTTGAACCCATTGTTGCATGTCTTGGCATTGCGTCTATTTATGTAGAGACAGCAGAAGCTACGGAAATTTCACTTGAGTTTAATTTATCAAACATTTTTGAGCTTCCTTTTACTGATCTAGGGCTAAAATCACAAATGTTATATTTCTCAGGGTTTAGATATAAAGATGTACCCGCCATAAACATACCCTGGATGGTAACTTCAAATGAAGCAGAGCCATATGCCTTTACATGGGATTGCAATTATGGTGAAGCCAATAGACCAGACATTCCCATAACATTAACAACTGGTAGACCAAGACCATGGGTTCTAATATTAAATAAATTAGATCTCTTTGATGATTCAATCGCTGATTATAGTTTTGTATTTCAGCAGGCTGTTTATGGGTTGGGCAACGGCACCCAATTTAACAACCTTATTGGAGGCGTGCCAATTGAAGCTTTACCAAGTGTTGCAGCTAACACCTATGATGGACGATATGTTTTTGGTCCACATAATTACACGGAAGGATTTGAGCCATGGAAAGGTTAAATCAGGGAATAGTTTCAAAACTTATGCTTACACCCACCAACGTTAAAGATGGGATTAAAGCTGGTTCGTTTCAAGGCAATGGATACTTAGGAAGAGGTCCAGGTATTTATATCGGTGATGTTTTTCCTTATTCAATAACGCCAAATTATTCTGCAACACCATTGTTAAGTTCCGATGATTTTACAGAGATTGCCCCAAATGATTCGGTTTACTTACCACTTGGAAGCATTAATTTTGCGAATTACCCAGGTTATGTAACCAAGGTTTTAACAAACCAGGGTTATGCGATAAAGCTAGACTACGAAAGAACTGTAAAGCTAACTTTTGATCAAGATTGCACTATCGAAGTTTCAGCAATGGATAGATATGAGCAAAAATTTGTAACCAAAACGCCAGGAATAGGAAGTGGCACACTTAATTTAGGTCCGCAGCAATATATTAGCAGCATAAAGGTTACCAATAATGGGAATTCCAATTTAAGCTACACTTTATCGCTTGGATATACCTTTGGCGTACCATATAACATGCTTTACGATGCGGAAACATTCACTAAAATGCTAATTTATGATGGGTTCCCATTGTATAAGACATTTAACCCTCCTGCTCCTGTTGAGTGGTTTGCAGAGATCATTAGTAGTTTACCTGCTGAAACACTTCCAAATATTACAAATGGATTTACGCGCCCAAAGATAAACTTTGCTCAAATGTTTGAGGATGATAACTCACCCTTTGCTCAAATACCTTTTAATGGGCGAAGAGTATTAACGATGTTTACGCAACATTTTGGATTTGGAAATTTACCGCCATATGCAACCGATAAAGATCAACAAAAATTCTTAAATGGAAACCTTCGATCGGTAATGGGTTCACTACTGTATAACGAAAACTATGTAACGTGGATGTAAGGAGAAAATCATGCCTGGTATGTCGATAAGTTATCAAGGAAAGGTGATTTTCCCTGGGAATTCATTATCACAGTTTTTAAGTTCAACAGATGTGAAGGCTAATGTTCCTGTTTTTACGGGCTATATACCCTCGGACTACACTCGAAAAAACTACAGGATTATAACATTTCAAGCTGGTGATGATCCCAACACTTCAAAAGTAACATTAACTGGAATAACCCTTTACAATCAAGTTATTAAGGAGGAGGTTCAGCTCAATGGAACTAACGCAGTAAATAGTGCGAATATGTATCGACTATTCCAGGTTATTCCTCAAGCCGATATACCTGGGTTAACTATTGGAAATGCGCAAGGAATGTCCGACTTAATTTTTTATGATGGTACACCTACAAACCATAGAGTAATCATATCAGGAAATACGAGTATTTCTTACACAGTATATGGATTGTTGAACCCAGCCCCAATGTCATTAGCACAATTGAATATAGAGCGTTTTCAATTGGATCCCGACTTAAGTGGAAGCGCAACTACAAATGGCTCAATAGAATATCAGGGGGCGGCGCAAAGAATCTATATCGATGTTCCGACTATCTCACCTGGTATGGACTTAACCTGGTACTGGACAACCTATAGCAACCTATAAAAAGGAAATAAAATCATGATTAAAAAATATAATGGACCTGGGGGCTACTACATAAAAGATAGCGATGTTGGTCCAGACCCTTTTTCAAAAAAAATGCTCGAAAACCCTTTTTCTTGCGAACAATATTACAAGGATACGTGGGATAAGCCAGAAATGAGAAGCGATTATAGGTCGTTAAACTTCGCATATGAGTCATTATCACCCAAAGAGTTTGCTGGTGGGGGTGAACAATATGCCGATGCCATGTATAAGCTAGAATCAGGCGAAACAGAGCGTAAAAATCCTTTCGAACAACCTAAAAATGGCTCCGAAAGGGAAAACTTTGGCTCTGGTAAGGCTGAAAAGTCTGAAAAACAAGAAAAAGGCTCTAGAAAGAAGCGTGGGTTTGATTAAATATGGTATTTACGTCCAATCTTGACCCTTATGGGTTAAAAATGCGCAATATCGACATGATCGAAAAGTGTTTTCAATACTTAACGATCACGCCAGATATGTTAACAGACATTCATATCGATAATGCTTTTGCGATGATGGATAAAGTTATTAAAGATTGGACTAACCCTTACTTTATGCAGATGAATGAGGTGTTATTACCTGTAAAATTGATCAATAATTGCTCGTGGTATCCTCTTCCGCCCGAAATTCTCAACGTATATGACGTTACAGTACGTACTGCTGAGCGATTTAGGACAGGAAGCTATAGTGCAGTAGGCGGAGGAAACCCCTCATATGCGTTTGATAAAGATATAAACACAATATTTGAGCAAACTTCACCTGGAGGAAGCATTACTTTTGGTATGGAAGCGCCAGTAGCAATGAATTGTTTTGGTGTGTTAGCTGGAAAAAATGCCTATTATCGTCTAAAGCTATCAGGATCTAATACAAACCAAGATGGAAGTTGGGTAGAGCTATATGATACTGGGCGGCAATTACCTTTTGAAGGCTCGCCAACGGTTATGAATACCCGATGGTTTACTATTTTAATCCCTCAGGAGTTTAGATATTACAAATTGGAGGAAATTTCAGGTGAAACTCTATCAATAAGAGAGCTTTATTATCAACGATTCAACATTTCAAGACCTATTTCAACCATAGGAAGATCAACCTACCAACAAATAACAACTCCTAACAACGTTTCTATGACTTCTATTTGCTCGCTTCAAAAGGCAAACAATCGAATTAATATTCAGCTATGGGGAACACCAACGAACATAGGGGATGACGACTCGGTTAAGAACACTTCTTACTTCAATTTTCTCTATGTCAGAGGGTCGAGGTTTCCTTTTGATTTCAAATCGCCCCTATCCAACGTTGATATGAATGGAAGATTCATTGGAACGTTCATGGATCACCTCACTGTAGAGCTAGCAGCAATGTATAAGCCCGATATGTATGAATTGAGAAAGAAAATAGCTAACGATTCATTATTAAGGGCGAGAATGCAAGACAACGACCTTGGTGGCTTACAGTTTACTTCATATTACAATTAAAAAAAACCACGCTTTAAAGTTAATAAAAAAAGGTTAGCGTGGTATGAATGAAAAATAAAAAAAATTAAAGACCTAACAGTCCTTTTTTGAAAATAATTGTCCACTCTATTTTCAAAGCCATCATACCAATTGTATAAGGGGCAAATCAATAAAAAACCCCGCCAAAGAAAAACAGATAAGAAGGCGGGGTGAGGTTAACCCAATGAAAGGTAGGATAGAAGTTGTAAAAACAGTATAAAGAGTTATAAAAAAATTGTAAATACCCTATTGATAAATACGGTTAAGCCAACCCTTATAAAAAACTTTTTGGGAAGGGTTAGTTTCAACAATCCTATCAACAAACCTTTTCAATTCCTCTCGATACTTTGCAAGCAACGTGCCTGAATTGTAGTTGTTAATTATCTTAATCATTTCATCGTCTAGGATTCCATCCTTAGGAATATTGAAGCCAAGTTTGATTAAAGTGCTTTCAAACAGCAATGTAGCCCTGGCTTTACCCATCAGGACACACATATCAAATACTTTATTGAGTATATCTTGATCTTTAATGCGATCGAGTCTGAACTTATCCCAAAAATCTTTGCGATATATTTTAATCGCATCTTCTTTGGTAAGTTTTTCAATATCTAATTGCGGGTACGAAGACTTGGATATGCCAAACTTTGTAGCGCCCCCTCGGTCATTGGGATTGTTAACATAACCCCCTTCATTGTTTAATATCATTTCAATAGCAATATCGAACTTTGAAGAAGCCTTGGGCTGTAAGTGATGCAGCCCTTTTTGGAACCCTAGATAAAAACATATATTACACAACGCACCGCAAATTATTCCCGAAATAAAAAAATTTTTGTTTTCAATTAAGAATTGAAAGAAAATACGTTTAAGAAATAACATAATTACCTCCTTAGTTTACCTATAAATAGCGTAGCAGCTTTAAGGTAATTTGCCAAATGTTTCAAGACCAAATCGAATTGAATTAAGCCTTACAAAATGCATGTATGTTCCCTCAAATAGTGCTAAAATCATAATAAAATAATAATAAAAATAGGATTCAAAATGCATTCTTCACACGAGCAATTACCTGAAAATTTACAAGATACGCCTTCATACATTATCGCTCACATGAGCTCTCCTGAAGTGGAGGAGTTAGCCAAAATTCAAGGTGGTAAAGTAATGGATCATTCAACAGGTTACCCATCCTTCTTACCCTTGGGGGAGGTGTTATCACATAGGGGGGTAATTCCTCATGTTGAAAATTTCAAACGAGACTATATGGCTAAAAATTATGGGTCAAATGGTATTGAAGACATGATTCGTAAATCTGGTAGATATGGTGATACTGAAGCGGTCATATTGCCACGCCACCTCGCAGACTTATTCGACAACTTACTATATGGGGGCAAGCAGCCAGGAAATCCTAAAACTGGAAAGCGTGAGTATTTCTTGGGCGGTTTTTTAAGTTCTTTGGGTAATCTTTTGAGTCCAATTGGAAACATGATCGGTGGGGCTATTAAATCATTCGCACCCCAGATCGGTCAATTTGCTTCGCCCTTAATACAAAAGGGAGTATCTGCGCTAGGTCAAAAGGCTGGTTTATCGCCTGAACTTAGCCAGAGCCTAGGTGAAGGGGTAAGTGGAATAGGTACGAACCTATTAAATAACTACGCAGCCCAAGGACAAGAAGGTGCTGAGGGTGGAGCTGAAGGTGGAGCGGCACCAACGTCTTCGTTGGACATATTGAAACAGGGTGCTGGTGATCTTTTGAATAGATCACTACCCAGCATAAGTAATTACGCCCAAAACAAGGCTACCGAAATGGGAAATAAGATCAGCCCAACCGCTGGAACAGCAATAGGAAGTCTAACAGGAAACCTATTGAATAATGTAGGTGGAAACGTTGCTAGTAATTTGCAACAAGGTCAGACTCCAACTGCTTCAGGAATGGGGAATTCTGCTCTTGATGCTTTAACCTCATCTGCAAGAGAACAATTACCGAACTTGGTGCAAAACCCAATGGGTAGAGCTGCGGGCGAAGGTGCAATCAACGCATTTGAAAACTACCGTGGTGGAGCAAGTCCAATGGATGCAATCCAACAAGGAGTCCAAGGAATAAGTCCAGAAACAATGCAAGGAGCGCAAAGTTATGCCTCTAATGGTATCTCAAGCATTCTAGACGAATTGTTCCCAATGGCTGAAGAAGCATTACCTTTAGCTGCAGCAATATAGGAGAAAATCATGGATGTTTGCGCTCACTTTAAGTCGGAAGAAATACAGCAGCTCGATTTGTTACAAGGGGGCGCAGACCTCGAAAAGTATGGCGCACCCTATTATGGTAAGCTTTGGCAGATCATAGAATCAAATCCAGAAGTTAAAACTAAAACAGCTCAAGCTGTACAAGAACTAATGGGCATGCCAATCGATCAAGGGGAAAAAGTTGCAAATGATCTGAGGACTTTAACCTCACAAAAGATTGGCAACCCAAAACAAATGCCAATTCCAAAACCTGAAAACCCAGAAGCATTAGCTCTAGCTTCAAAGGGTGAAGAGGGGGATACAGAAATAGCATTTATGCCAAATGAAATGCTTGAATTCTTTTGGGATCTATACCCTGATGAAATACCAATTGAAGAACGCATTAATGAAGAGACAGGCTTACCAGAATTTTGGTCATTGTTTGATATTATATTACCTGTTTTGGGTGGGTTTGTAGGAAATATCATAGCCCCTGGAATAGGTGGTGCTATTGGAGCAGGGCTTGGATCAGTGGGAAGCGATGTCATACATAACATGACATCGCCTGAAGAAGAGCAAAGAGGTTTAATGAGTATTTTGGGAGGAGGTTTGCTTTCTGGAGGCTTAGGGTATCTGGGGGGTAATGCTTTAGATGCTTTCGGTAAGGGTGGTTTAGATGCAGCGGGAACAGCCATAAAGGAGGGAATGGGTAGCCTACCATTTCTTTTAACGTCTGGTGGTGGATCGATTTTAAAGGGAGTGGGTAACGATAGCGACAAGAAAGCTGCTGCTGCTAAAAAAGTATCAACCACAGGAAACCCGCTTGATGATTACAATAGATACATATTGGAAGCTAGAGAGCGTGACAGAGGGCGTATAGATAAATATAACGAAGAAATGTCTCAGCATAGAGAAAGTGAAAACAAACGGCTAGCTAAGCATCAGGAAGATTTGGATAAATGGAGGGTAATGCAGGAAGCAAACGACAAACTTTATCGAGCAAAACGAGAACAGGTATGGGCTAGACATAATGCACGATACCACCCAGAAATAGACCCACGTTTAATTTCAGACATGCTCGATAAGTACAATGGAGTAATTTAAGATGTATTTACAACAAAGAGATTTTGAATTTCCAACACGGATATTTTTACCATCAGGAAATGATGTAGTTGTTAAAAACCTTAAAGAAGGTCAAGATTTTGCAGAAAGTTTGCGTAAACGATATGAAGAAGTACTTAAAGCTTCAAAAACACCAGAAGATAAAATGGTGGCGCAAGAATTCTATGATGATTATTTAAAATTATCAAAGGATCTACAATATATTAAAAATAGTTATCACTTAGTTGAAAGAAAAGAAGCCCCTGAACCAACATATGAAGGGTTGGCAAAGTTTCCAATGCGCTTCACTGCGCCAAGCGGAGCAGTGTATACATTAAACAATTTTAATGATTTCAAAAAGTTTAAGGATGAAAATTTTTGGAAAGGAGAATTAGCAGCCCGAAGTTCTTCAAAAGAATATCCAAGTACTCGCGAGAAGTTAATGAAAGAAGCTGATGCCGATTATAGATATTTAATGGGCGAAAGGGAAAAACTTTTAACAAAAGGATGGGAAAACAAAGGTAAGGATAAATATTGGTTTAAGCGAGGAACTAAGGAGCAAAACGAAGAGCGCGAAGAGCAATATAAGGACTTGCTAAGAAGAACATGGGGTATTCCTACAGGAAAACCCAAGCGCCCCGCTTCTACAATAACGCAAGAACAGGAGGCGGGATCACAACCGCCCGCAACAACCGCACAACAACCACTGCCTGATGAAGGAAATGTTCCTCAAGCAAGATCACAACGAAAAGAAAAGAAAGCTAAGGTTAAAGAGCCAATTAAGATAGACGAGGATATGTTAAGTGCAACTTTATTATCCAAAATTGATTCAGACGATACATTAACAGATGAGCAGAAAAGAACATTTAAGATAATAGCTGAAGATTCACATAAGATTGGACTTGAAAAATTCTTAGAAGATGAAAAAAAACTTGTTGAAGAAGATGATAGCCTTACGCCCGAACAAATTGCTGGTTTTCATAAAACTATAGAAGATTATCTTAAATATAAAGATAATGTCACTAAAGCTCTTCAAGAAGAACAAACCGCGGGAGAAGTAGAGTATGAAACCCCTCATGAAGAAGATGAAGAAGGATTATACAATACAGAACAAAATGTGGGAGTTGACCCAGAAACATTAACACGCCTTGGAATTCAGGCTGAAAGTAAAAAATTAGCTAGGCGTCCGTTTAAACCAAATCCTTATGCGACAGAAGAACCTATAAGTGAAATGGAACAAGAGGGTATTGATACTTTCAATAGGTTGTCAAATGAAGCAAACTTACCAAGGGAAAAGGGCGAACAACACGAAACAATCCAGAAACTCCTTAAAGATTATATAGACCCTAGTGTAATGGATCAAAGAGCTGAGACTTTAAAGGATATGTTAATATCAAAAGTTCGTGAAAGAGCGCAACAGCGTTTAATGAAATCCTATGAAAAATTAGGAATGAAACTTAGCGCAGCGGGTATGGGACGCTCTGGCTATGAAGAGAAAATGCGTCAGGAAATGGCTAAAGAAATGGAAATTGAGCTTGCTGAACGTGAATTTGTTGAAGGTATGAGAATACGACAGCAGGAAGAAGAAAATCACAGGGCAAAATTGAATTCTGCTATACAAGCTTATGTTCTTAATCAAAAAGAAGAAGAAGCTAGGAAAGCGGAACAAACGAGGGCAGCTATTAATAAACTTGAAGCTGCAAAATATGCCTCTGAAAGAATTCGACGTGCAAAAGAAAGGCAATCAGAAGAGTTTACAAGGGAGCAAGAGTATCCATGGCGTGCGCAAAATCAATTGGCGGATATTATTAATAAAACAACAAGGGGAGAAGCTAAACCTGTTGAACCGTCACTAGATGAAATAAAGAGACCTGAAGTTGTACCACAAGCTGCTCCGGCTGCTGTTGAACGGGAAATTGGACCAACACATGTACCACCAGCACTTGGTCACGCCCCTGAAAGAGATACTACGTTTGCTGATACAACAGCTGCAGGGTTAGGGCTTGGTAAACTTGTGCTTGATGCATACAATACGTTTGGTGGAGGATCTAAAAAAGAAGAAGCTAAAACATAATCAACTCACGACTAAAAATAAGTAGGAATTAGAACCAAATAAGAAAGAATAAAAAAATGGTTTCCATGATCGACACACTCAAGCGTAACGTTGTGCAAAATCAACTCACGCCTACTCAACAGCAAATGGGTGCGCAAGCACAACAACAGGCTCAAGGTGCTATGCCTCCTCAACAAGGTCAACCAAGACCAAACCCTCATCTGCAAACAATAGATGCGTTACAAAAGCAAAAAGGACAGCTTCAAAAACAATATCAAAACATAAGCCCAGTTTCGAACATGTTAGGTAATGCGGCTGAGTCTATTTTGAATGCTCAACCAGGGGAAAGTGCTATGCGGACGTTAGCACGTGGTTTTCTGGGTGCTTCGGGTGGTTTGCGGGGAGCTGGTGAACAACAGCAGGAAAACTTAAGGCAGCAATCTGAAATTGATAGGGCGATTGCAAACACGCATCAATATATAGAAGACTATCAGTATAATAAGATGGTTGAACGTGAAAAGCTAAACATGGAACATGAAAAGATAGATATAAGTCGAGGCGAGGCGGCAAATAAGAATTTGAACCTACAACGCCAGTTAATGCAAGACATGCAAAAACAAAACTTTGAACAACAAAAGTTTAATCATGAGTTAACTAAAAACTATCAAAAAGAATCTGAAGATATAGTACATGCGTATGATCAATCTAAGAATTTGATGAAAAGCGTTAATGAAATTGAAAACCTTTTGAAAAATAAAATTAAAGACTGGTCACCAATGACAGCCTCAATAGCAAGTAAATTTGGCGATCAAACATTACCAGTAGTTTCGGGTCAAGACTTAACACAATGGGCATTATTAAAGAAGAATTTAAATGACCTTCAAACACAATATACTCAAGGTTTTGGTAATCACAACAAATTAACTAATGCAATAGTTGAAATGGTACGAAGCGGAAAAATAGATATAGGAATGGGTAGGGCAGCTATGTTGGAAGCCCTTGGAAAAATCAAAAGTAATTTGCAAACCTCAATGAAACGGGATGAGTTTACATTAGATGCTATGCGTAAAGGAGTAGACAAAGATTTGGCGATGCGTGGATTTGATGCTTACTCTGAAGACCCAAAAAAATACAAAGACCCTTATGAGGCAATGAATAATATTGCACAAGGAAATCAGTTTGAGTTTGCACCAAATTATAGTCAAGGTGCAAATACTGAAGCCTCAAATCAAGAAAACGAAAAGCCGAAACGTGACCATGAAGAAAAAGAGGGAAGGTCGGCAAGGGCAAGAGAAGCGGCTAAGAAACTATTCGGAGGTCAGCAATGAAACATAAGATAAACCCACAGGCATATGAAGCTCAAATACGTGAATATGCTAAATCAGAAAACATTCCTTATGAACAAGCAAAGTCAGAAATAGATGCAGCGATTATGGAGCTTGAACAGCCCGAACAAGAGTCGAAACAAGAAAAAAATAAGCCAACAGGTAAAGAACATTTTGCATGGTTAAGTAAACCTATGCTTTCAAAAGATAACATTTTTTCAAAAGCAGGTGATTATGCAGTTGAAACAGTAAAACACCCGCTTGATAGAGCAGGGCAAATAGCAGCGTCAGCATTATCTGTATTGCCGGGGGTTGCAGACTTTGCAACTACTGCTGCTGCACTTGTACCGGGATTGGGAATAGAACCTACACGATATGGGCAACGCGTACATGAGGACATAACTAAGTTTAATAAGAATGTGTTGGGCTTAAATCCTGCTGAAAATAGAACAGCCGAAGGACTAAATGAAATACCTGGAAGTGTATTAGGAATGCCTTTTTTGAAACTAACAGGAAAAGGTTTGCAGGAAGTAGGTAATTTGGTCAAAAGGGGAACTAATATTAAAGGGTTAGAAACAGCAGGAAAGGTGGCAGAAAAAGCAATAGGTGGTGCTGGACGCTTTCTAGAAGGTGGATCAAACATTAAGAACCCTGTTGATATAGGAGCTACGGTTGGAGCTACGGCTGCACCAAACATAATTGATGAAGAAAACAGAAACCTCGGAACAAATCTTGTTATGTCATTAATTGGAGGAAATATAGGAGGGAATGCTGCAAGAAGGTTAATGCATAAATATTCGCCAAAGTCTAAAGAGTATAAACAGTCTAAAGAATATGAAAAGATCATAAGCCCTGAACAAGAAAACATTAATCGATACGAAGAATTGGGTGTGCCAAGCCATGTGTTCAATGCTGTAGATTTTAAACCTGTTAAGTTATTGGCTAAAAAGGCAGATACTTCTTTGTTTGGGCAAGATGTGAATAAAGCGTTGAATGAACAGAAAGAGGCAATATCAGGGCGTATTACACCCCTACATAATCAGGAAGTAAGCCAATCGGATATTGGAAAAATGTTAAAAGAGCCTTTCAAAAATCACACGCAAAGTATTAAGGATGAGTTTGCTACAAAGTTTGATCGCTTATACGATTTGGTAGAAGAAAACACTAGCTCAAATGTGCCATTAAAAAATGTATCTAGCTTTTTACAAAGTAAGATTAAACGTTTATCACCTAACCCAGTAGATATTAAACATTTCTTAGTGAGTAGGGCTGGACAGATGTTTCAGGATTTGATGCGTCCTGTAGTAGAAAGGGAATTAAACAAACATGCGAATAATGCTAATAAATTATCTAAGGCTGGGGCTAAGAACGTAAGCGGGAACGATCTTGAGCTAAAAGCATTGCAAGATCAAATAACAAAAGGGTTGAAGAAAGAAACAGTGACTGTTAATGGCGTTCCTGTTGATATAGACCCATTGCTAGCATCTGTGTTGGCGAATAAAGAACTTAAAAAACAATTGCTTTCACCAGAACAAATAGCTTCGATAGATTATGTCTTTGCAAACAATAGTTTAAGAAGAATGGGTGATGCGTTTGAGGGTAATCACATTTCACCCTATGACGTTGCGGATGTAAAAGAACTTTATGGATCGCTAAAGAAAGACATTATGGATAGTGTGGGTCAAGAATTAAAGCATACCAATCCACGTGGCTTTAATGAAATGATGAATACTTTGAATGAATACACAGAGTTTAGCAAGGGAACTAAACATGATATTAATTCATTGATGAAAGATATTAACAACCCCATAAAGTTTGCACAGAACATTGGGCGAGATCTTAAGTCTGGAGGAAATAAAGGTAAGTTAATCATTGAAGGCTTAGACCCAAAACAACGACAGGAATTTATCGATCACACTAACCGTGTATTAGGAAGCCCAAGAGAAAACCCAGGAAGAGATTTTAACCCTTTAGTTTGGAGTCGCAACTTTCAAGATTTAGATGCGATGACTAAGAAGAATCTGTATGGGGATAAAGTACAATACTTTGATAAGGTTTCAAAAGTTGTAGATGATATTGGTAAAGTGCATGGGTTTGCTAACACGTCTCAAAGTGGTGTGCATGTCCAGTCTGGAGCTGAAATGTATACACTAATGTCGGTTATTAAAAGTATTGGCTCTGATTTGATTAAGGGTAATTTGGGGAATGCGATAGGTACTTTGTTGCCTGCATTGTTTGGAACTGTAGGGGTGAATAAACTATTAACTTCAGAACCTGCTAAGAGGGCTTACCTCAAATTAAAGAATGCTCAAAGTAAACGTGAGGCTCTGGATGCAATCAATGGGATTGAAAAATATACAACGAATAAGGCGTTAAGGACTGTCTTTAAGAACTTTGGTGCTTTAGTAAGGATGAGTAAGTAATTGGTTGCGGGGGTTGGATTTGA